TATCGAGTTGGGTTTGCGGGTGTGGGGTTGGGGGTGGGTGGGGGGACCCCAACCAATATGAGTTTATGAATTATTCACCCCAACCATTATAAGTTTACAGATTGTGTACCCCAACCATAGTTGGTTTACGAAATGCCAACCATTATGAGTTTACGGAAAAAAGATAAGTTCGCCAAACCTTGTATAGATGACGACATTGCATATATTTGTAAAAAAAAGGCTATGAGATACGCATCACAGGACTTTATGGACAACATGTTTGGGGGGTACTCACCTGCCAAGCAGATGGTAAAGAACAGACGTCGCCAGGACATGGAGAGAATGGAGATGGAGGCCAAGGAGGCGGAGAAGTGCAAGTGTGAAGGGGGTAGTCATGGCTAAGGCGATGGGTACCGGGTCTAAGACGACCTTTGGCAAGCGCAAGGACGGCAAACCTTTTAAGCGCAAGTCACCAATGGACAAGAATGTAAAACCATCAAGAGGACAAGGATGAAAGCAAAGACAGGACTATATGCAAACATTCACGCCAAGCGCAAGCGAATAGCTGAAGGATCAGGCGAGAAGATGAGGAAGCCCGGAAGTAAGGGTGCGCCTAAGTTGAAGGACTTCATCAAGTCTAAGTTGACAGCAAAAAAACCAAAAAAATAAATAATGGCAAAGAAGACAAACACACCGCCTGGCAAGAAGTCGAGTCCGGTTGGCCCGTACAAGCCTGCTCCAAAGAACGATAAATCTACAGGTGTCCGCAAGATGGTCGCTGAAAAACCCAAAGGAGGTTCACAGTTCTTGCCGAAGGGTATACCTGCTGGTTCAAAGTCCAATACGCCAAGTAAGGTATCTGAGATCTCAAGATTAGACTCTAAAATTCGTATGCAAGAATCTGAAAACAAGAAGTTTTTGGCGTCTGAGCAGGAGAAGAGAGGAAATAAGCCGGCGGCAAAGACTTTGAAGTCTCAGGCTACCCGTGATTCGCTCAACGCGGTAAACATCATGAAACCAAAAAGAAAGTAATGGCAAAGACAGCAGCATGGCAAAGAAAGGAGGGCAAGAACCCGGAAGGCGGACTAAACGCCAAGGGTAGAGCTTCGTATAAGCGTGAAACCGGAGGCACATTGAAGCCCCCAGTCTCTGCTAAGCAGGCAAAGAAGTCCCCAAAGGCGGCTGTTCGAAGGAAATCCTTCTGTGCTAGAATGGGTGGTATGCCAGGCCCAATGAAGAAACCTAACGGCAAGCCTACTCGTAAGGCTTTAGCTTTACGTAAATGGGACTGCTAAGAAACACGGTCTCGTGTGGGGGACCGTTGTAGTTACGACTAAAGCCGGGGTAACTCCCGGTTTTTTTATAGCTCGTAGCTGTCTTCGCACCAGATTGGGGTCTTCTCCCCCACGTAGGCGCCAGCCACGTTGTACTGAAAATGCTCGATCGCATCCTCTGGGTCCATCTCCTCGACTTCAATTAAGATCTCTAGACACTTCTTGCATGAGTATATCAGGCGTGAAGACCCGTAGTCAACACCAATCACGGCGTCGTCAAACCCGTCTGCGATGAGAAACTCGTCGTCAGGGTAAAGGTCAAGTAAGACTTCTAGGTAGTTCTTGTATTCTTTTGGCTCGCTCATAGTGAAAATAGTATTAGGATTATTACTGCGTAGATTGCAAGTAGGATCAGGTAAGGGATAATGTGTTCAATGTCCCTTCGGAAGTTGTATTTATTTCGCATTTCTCCAGAGTTCTTTGGCGTAGTTCATAAGTTCGTCAAACGACTCCGACACATACTCCCCCTTGATGCTGTCTCCCCACCACTCTCCGCTGAGGTTTTCAAGGTAGTAAAGAACATCTTTCTCCTCCGCGTCATAGCTCCACGACGCCACCTTGGCCTTGTAGATTGCTAGATGATCAGTTGGCTTTCCGTTATCATGCCACATGGAGATGGCATAAACCTCAGTGCCTGGCTCGTAGGCAAAGATTGTGTACTGTGTCTTCTTTTTCATTTCGTTTGTTTATGACTTCATAATCTTCTTGAGGTACAGCGCAAGATCAAGCGCCTCCTCGTATGCGTGTTGAATCCACTCCTCCTTGGTCAGGTCCGTGCGGTCCATTGTGTGATTATACTGAGAAAAACCCTTCTTTTCACGCATAATCATGTCAACGATTACCTCGTTGAGCAGTTCTGACACATATTTTATCGGCTTATTGTCGCTTGTATGTCCCATCGGTAGCTTAACCAGTTGTTTTCTTTTCCCATTAGTTTATCCATCTTCAAGCAGTCGCTTAAAGCCTTTGTCTTGGCAGACTCAGGACTCTTGGCCTTGGCCCTTGCGTTGTGGACGATCTTCTCGCCGTCCCATATCGTTATCACGTAGTTATTCATGTATCCCGTAGGTTGAGTTTTTCCACACACGCACCTGATCGCTAGAGAAGTGCCTTATTTCGCCGCCGTTTGACAGCACGACCGTTATCTCGTCATTCTCCAGAAAACCGTTCGGTGTTATGTAGAGGATGTATCCGTCTCCAAGGGGAGTCGTGACCGGTATAGGACCATTGGGAAAGATCATCTTTGCAGGCTTGGAGTACTGTGTCAATGTCCGCTTGCTTCATGCTCTTCAGCTGCGGTATGTTCCGGCTCAGCGTCCACGCTATCGCTTGGCTGTCCACCGTCGGATTCCACTCCATGAGCTTCTCCGTCAGGTACTCCGTTATCCCCTTCTTGGTTCTTTTCATCGATTCGCTTTTTTATGTCGTTAATCGCAATGTTGATTACCGCCCAGTATTCGACAGGGAGCGTTGCAAGGTTCTGCAAGGTGTTTTCCATCATACCAACGGCGTTTAGATATGCGTCTCCTCCGTCCACGTTACCAAGCACCCCGAAAATGGGCATAAGCTCACGCTCTAGCTTGGCAATAAGGTTTTTGGAGTGCATCTTCATATCGTGCTTGAAGAACTTCATGTCCACACACTCGTCGTGACACTGTGCGTAGATTTGTTGTGCGCCCAAAGCGGTCACAATCAGTCGTTTTTTTCTTTCTAAATCGTTCATTTCGTTTATTTATATGGCAAATATAATACACGCGTGGCAACATGCAACAATTTTAACATTAATTTGCGCTAAACATGTGGCTTATGTCGCTCATGATGATGTCGTCCACCTCTTCCATGGAAAGTCCGACGATAAAGTCGTCTCCCCCAGAGCTTATCATGCAGAGATTCTTGTAATTGAGGTATGGACGAATGTTATCTATGGAGTAAAAAATAGCCGGCTCGCATTCGAACTTCTCCGGCGTAGAACCAACCAGGTCGGCGACCCTTTTCTCGTCGTTGTCTATGACTATCGGGAGCATAATTCTCATGTCATTCCAAATTTACGCGTCTGTAACCTAATGCCCACAGGAACTCGGATATTTTTATTCCATACTCTTCAACATGCCCCTCCTCCCAATGCTTGAACTCGTGGTGAAGATATTCGTGGATAATTACCTCAAGGTGTTCCTTTGCAGGGAGTCTTGGATCGATCTCGATAAGACCGTCCTCATGGTAAAGGCCACGCGCCTTTTCCCTGCCTAACTTCCTGTATCTGATCCTTGGGTTCTCCATTGCACATCCTGTTATGCAAAATACAGAAAAAAACGCACACGTTCTGTAACAAAAACGTGCATAAAAATGTTACGAGGTTTACTTGATCCTGCCGTTTACGATTCGGTAGTTTGTAACCTCAAACTCCTCATTATCAAACACTTTCACGTGCGCGAAACCGTGAGTGAACTTGTTAATCGGCATATAGTCAGGGTGAAGCTCGCACAGGCAGGCTACCGACCAGCAGGTTGTCACCTTCCCGTTGATATTTGGCTCGGTATGCTCCGACGTCTGGTGGTGGTGTCCGCAGATTGCGTTGTCCTTGGCCCTAAGGTATAAACCACGGGCGATGTTTACCGGGCTGAACATACTTGACCCAAACTCGTGGCCGTGCAGTGCTATTAGCTTGCCCATTCTTACAAGCTGCTTGTCTGGGATAAATGTGATGTTGAGCTGCTTAAGATGCAAGATGGATTCCAAGGAGAACTCTTCAATCCCAACTAAATCTGATGCGTTGTTGATCAGGTAGTGGTCCCAACGGATGTCGTGGTTTCCTGCCTTGAAGTATATTGCTTGAGTAGGGAACAGCTTCCGCAGCGTGTAGAGGAAGTCCCTTGCCATATAGATTTCAGAAGCGAGGTCTCTCTTGCGCGGGTCTTTTTGGAACCGGCTGATCGCATAGAAGTCGATGAGGTCCCCGTTGATGTAGATTGTGTTGACATCGTTTTCAAGTCCGTACTTGAGCGCTGCTGTGAGGGCAGGGATGTTGTGATATGGTACGTGAATGTCGGTGAGAAATAGGATATCATTGTGGTTAACTGGGAATTTATATGGGCTGTAACTTTTTTCCTTTGAGTCAGGCAACCCTAGTGGATTGCTGTCGGGAATCAGCTCATTAATGATATCCTCGAATGCGTTTGCGATGGCTTTTGGAGTTATCCGCGCCTTCTTTGCCGGTTCTACTTTGTTGTTCTTCTTCCAGGAGAGAAACTGTCGTTTAAAAGACTCAAGTGTGATCCCGGACGTTACGTTATCATACTCTAATTCAATCTTTTTGTTTTGACTAAGGTCTCGCGTGTCGTTTAAGATGTTGCGATAGTTCTGTACGTTGTTTTTCATTAAGGTAGATATTTGCAAATATAATGAGTATCACCTAGAAAGCAAAAACCGCCTCGCTTAGGAGACGGTTTTCACAAACGAAATGAATAAAACAAACTGAACTTGCGCTATAAAAGCACAACTCAGCAAATGTATCAACAAACAATTTAGTTTGCTCACTTTCTTTTGATTACGATGACTTTATGCTTTTTTTCGTTGTCATCGTTTTGCACCTTTATCTTCTTCCACATATAGTACTTAATTGGAAGGATGGATGCCACGATCAAAAACGAAGCAATCGCGGTTGCGTAGTTTTTCTCCAAAAGTGAAAACACAAAGGCAATAACAAACGCAAACAGGAATGCTGTAAGGGTGATGTTGGGTAACTCCAACATGTAGGCTGGGAATGACTTTTTTAGTTCCAAAATATAAATTGTGATTTTTCGACTTGTTGACTCTTCATGATTACCAATGTAGTAGGTACGCAAATATACATTATTTTCTCTTCGCCGCCCTCACACACACTGTATGGCACGTACATGATAGACTCAATGGTGTCCATTAGGAAATTGTTTCAATTTTTAGCTTGTCGTACTCTTCAAGATCGATGATTTTACCATCAAACTTTCCGCGATACGTGCAGTCTATCACCTCGGCATAACCTTCACTATTCCAAGCAAGAGCCATCGCTCTGATGTGCTTTTTCACGCTGTCAATCGTGTTCAACACCTCAGAGGTCTGAAGTATCTCGTTGTTATCCCCAATAGTACGGACCCGGTACGCGTTTACCTTCTGTCCGTCTACTGTGCGCTTTGCGTCTTTTATTTCAATTCTGCCCATCTTCTATTTTTTTAAGTTCATTAAAATGTCCGCTGATCCAAAGATACATATCATTACCAGTGAGTTCGTACAACCTTACGTTAATCAAACGCATTAGAGACTTGTCACGATCATATTTTATCTTTGGCTTGTGTATACCCAGCTTTGGGTATTCCATGTCCTGAATGAGTAGCTTATGCCTTAAATTCCGAAGGTGCTGTAACTCGGTCAGTGTCGACGGCGTAGGCGGCAAGTATATCGGGGTTCCGTTCATTTAAAAAGTCTAATAAAAGTTCTTGTCTTGTTGGGTCTAGGTCGGCGATGAAGTGTCTTATCTTGTTCCTTCTAGCCGGGTTGTAGTCGTAGTCCATGCGGATAGTCTTCATGGCGTGGCAAACAGTGGCGTGGTCTCTCTCTACCAGTCTTGCAACCTCGGCAAGTGTTTTTGTAGAGCATACCTTGATTGTCGCCATAAACATGTGTCTCGCTAGTACAACGTCAGCGTATCTGTTCCTTCCCTTGATTTCTTTTGGAGTTACCTCGAAGTGTTTTCCTACCTTCTCAAGGATTTCGTTTTCCTGAGGGTTGTCTATCTTATGTAAGTACTCGTAAATTTTTGTAAACTCGTTTCGTTTGTTTACGTGGACAAGCTCCACTAGGTCTTTGAATGTATATCTCATGTTCGTTTGGATTAAGGCCGCGGCAGGTTCGCCCCTGTTTATCCCCCGCCACGGCCCTTGGTTAAAGTTAGAATGGCAGGTCGTCTCCAGGGTCCTCAGAAGGAGCTATAGCGGCGTATGAATCTAATTTCTTTACAGAACTCACAGCCTTTACTTGTGGCATGAAGATGTCGTTGAGGTGCTTCTCAAAAAATTCTTGACGTTCTGAGTCGTCCCACACGATTTGTCCCTTCACCTTAATTTGTTTCATCTCAGGCATATTTCCAGGATTGTCCTTGGTCCACCCCCACTTGATATCCTCTTGACCATGACGGAGGTAAAGCATCGTGCGAGTCTTTCCGTCAATCTCTTTAGACCACGGAGTTAGAGTAATTTCTTTGCCGGCGTCGATGTTCGGCATTGATAAGAAGAATCCTGACGAGTAGCGTGAAGACCACGGCATCTGGATCTGATACTCCTCGCTTCCATCTCTAAGAACCACGCAGAGTTGGTCTCCATATCCCTGTTCGGATACGCGCTTGAACACGTCTACTATGTAGCCAGACAGAGAAGAAAATCTCTGCTCGTACCACACCTTAGTGCCGTCCTTGCTGTTACACTTAATTGAGCCAGCCGTTCCTTCAGGAACTCGCTTGGCAATCTTACCGCCAGATATGCTGAGGTAAGTACGGTTTGATGAACCACCTTGATTTAATCCCATAATTTTTATGATTAATTAATTGGTTATGTTTCGCAAATCTAGCATATATGTTTCTTTTGTGCAAGAAAAAAACTGTTAAATTTATACCCGATATGGTTTTTTTCATTACTCCCAAGCCTCTTTATACCCGTTCGGGTGTCCTGGCTCCTCGTTCCATTCCTTTGCCTCTTTCGAATCAGTCCAACTCTTGTTCGGCTTTATCGCGGCTGGCTGTTTAATTTCAGCTTGCACATACTTACCCTCGATCGCCTGTTGAAGGTAATCGACGCCCTCGAACGTGAACCTGCGAGTAGACCTTACGAGTTCAAAGTCAAAGAAGCCCTTTATCCCCACTATCTTCTGTCTACGGATCTTCTTGGAGTGAAACTCACACAGTGGACTTTCGGGGGCTGTCTGAGCGACAGGACGATGGTAAATGATGATGTTGTCAGCCTTGTTGTTCCACATCGCCCCATCGGCAAGGTCAAACACCTCCGGGCATGGGTAGTTGCCGTCGTCTCCTTTTCTCATCTTGTGCGGGTGGACCACAATATCGAAGTACACGTTGTTTTTTCTTGCAAACCTTGTGCAGTCGGATAGAAATGTCTCAAGGTACTTGTCGCTGCGACCACCGCCCTTGCTGTAGTCGTTTGCCATTTGGTTGAACGGGTCGATTACTACTCGGTCTACTCCATGCTTGATGATCATGCTTAGGAAGACTTCCTTGACATAGTCAGGAGTCGGGCTTACGTTCTTTGGATACACCATGAAGATGTGTTGTCCAATCATATCATACACCTTCTTGTAAGACTCGTAACTCGGTCTGTGGTAATTGTTGGGTGTGCAGTCCTTTCCAAAGTAAATCTCGACTAGGTCATGATAGAACTGCTCAGCGGGCAATTCCTCGGGAGTAAATATGGCAACCTTCTCCCCAAACTTGACCATGCGGAATATCATCTCCCACTTCATAAACGAAGACTTACCATAGTTTCCGATTCCGGAAACAATTGTTAATTCGCCTTTAACTCTTTTGAAGTGTTTGTCTAGGAGCGGAACGCCAAGCGGCATTGCTGCCTGATAGCCCTTGTGGTAAATCTCAGATGCCTGCTCAAACACTTCTTCAGCATAAATGACATCTTCTGCGGCGATATTCTCCGCATCTTCTGCGGTGATTACGATCTCTACCTCCTTGTGGTTACTCTTTGTAACCAGTTGGTCTTTAGTGAACTCAGCAGTATTCCACTGATTCATGTTGGCCCGGTAAGCACTACGGATGGCTTGCCTGCATTCCTTTTGACTGAAGCTAGAGTTTGGAGTAACGTGCATCATCATTAAGCTGTAGCAAGTTTCCTCCATCATCCCAAAGCGGCAGCAACTCGCAGCTAACTTGAATACAAAGTGGTTCCTTTCGCCTTCACGGAACGCATCACCCTTAGATGTCATCCACGCAAGAAGATTTTGAAATATCTTGTCGTCGTCGTTAATAGTCTCGGTAGTTGTCTGTTGGGGCAACCTCCTATCTTCCTTTTTTACAGGAAGCTTTGTGTACACTTCAGCGTTCTCGTTGTACCAAAGATTGGTATCATACGACTCAAAGCACAGGCGAGAAACATTGCGACCGGTCTTGTCAATGTCGGGCATTTCTTCCATCAAAGCGTCAAAGTGTTCCTTATGCTTGGTTTTCCACTCTATTTGGACGAGCGCTTTTAAGCCTTTTCCTGAGGGTGATTCCCAAACAGCGGTAATATACCTCATCGAACACAATTCGCTTCGTTTTTGGGCCATATCTGACACGTTATCGAAGTCCAACACGATGTATCCGGAGTGTTCGAGCAGCTCAGAGTCTTTCCTTTTGGAAAAAGTTCCACTGAAACAAACTGCGGGGAGTTTCTTTTTTAATTCGTCCGCCTCTTTCTTGGTCTTGGCTTCCCTCGCCTTCTCAACAAGTGCCTTTGATTTTCCAGTCCTAATTCGTTCAAGTGCGCCCAGTACACTAATCGTGTGTCCTTGCAGGTCATTGAAGTCTTTGTAGATGGATACCTTACCATTTATTCCTTGGGTCATTTGGGTCATAATTGTAGTTAGTTTGTTTTGTATTTGTATTCGTATTCGTTGTTTCGTCTTCCCACCTTCTGTCGCGAAGATATCGTATCGGGTCCTTCCAGTATTTGCGCTCGCGCCCACTTTTATGGTTTCCCATGCCTTCAACTGCTAGGGTTCGGTCCTCAGCAGATAGTTTATTCCAAACAGCAAGGGTTTGTTTCTTATCCACCTTCTTGTCATACATCAACCAAAACTGCTCGAAAGAATACTTACTTTCTTCTTTTACTTTATTCTTTTTATTATGTGAGCATTCCTGAGCAGGGGTATGCTCATTTTTGAGCAGGGGGTATGCAGGTTTTTGAGCAGGGGTATGATCAAAAAATTCATCTTCCTCATTTTCAGATATTGGTATTTCAGGGGTGACCGTTCTACTCAAAATATCAGCGTCTGGATTTATTGTTAAACACCTTACCTCAACTTCATTTCGACTGTTGAGTTTAACTATTCTCCCTAGAACACCCTTCTGTTCTAGATCGGAAATAACCCGACGAACACTATGCTTGGATATACCAAGGCACTCACCCAGGTAATGGTTTGAAGCGAAACAATAACCTTTGATGTTTGATAGATTTGATATGACACCTATGAGCAATTTCTCAGTAGATGACAATTCCTTACTAAGCAGCACACTTGCAGGGATGATTGAATATTGATTGTGCATAAGATAAAAAAAGCTCGCAAGAACCACTTTGCGAGCTTTTAGGTTGATAAGTAAGTTTTTACTTAGCTTCCAACCCTAGTTTACTGTGGTTCGTAGCAAACGAGGGGTGAAATATTTTGACAAACATAAAACAAACACGCGTGGCTGTCAAGTATTTTCTTCATTATTTTTTATGTGCCACTTTTCGCAGTCCCAACACATGAACACTTGTTGGTCCTGATCACAATGATCCTGAGCCTCCTTTCGGGTCTTGTAACATCTTTTGCCACAGCCATATATGGAGTTCTTGATCATCAGATAGATAGATACAACAGTTAAGACAATTGAGAGGATAAACATAGCGCAAATTTACGCAAAATAGTATTGTTTACAAGCAAGAACTTGACACTATGTTATTTGTTTGTATATTTGCAACATGACGAACTTGAGACCACCAGACGGGCGTGTTTTTGTGACGATCGATAAAAAACAGCCAAAGCAAATAGACGTAACCATAACGGCGGTAGGAAACGGAGTAGAACTACAGATTGGGCAGAAGGCTTGTGTTATGGGAAAAATAGAGAAGGTGGAACTGCAAGGCATTGAAGTTTACTCTGTACATGAACGACACATTGCATTTTTATATGAATAAGACAGAAAACTGGAAAAGAGCCATATCAATCGTCAACCGGATGCTTGACGAGAAGATTGAGATTTATGAGGTGATGAAAATATTCACTCCGATGGCTACATCTGCGCGGAGAAACTTGCTTTACTGCAATCCTAACATAACATCAAACGATTTAGACGAGGTCGAAAAGGCTATTGTAAGATACAAGGACACCCTAGAGGATATGGGTAAAACACAGGTTGAGACCAGAATAAAGCGGTCAACATACTTTCAAAAACTGAAAGAGCATTATGATAAGGACAAAAACAAAGGGTAACTACCTCAAGATTATAGAGGTGTATGAGTACTACATCGAGCGGGAGAATACAGACATGAAGGATGTAGAGAAGCTGATGAGTAACTGGGACGCAATCAATCTGTTTGGAACATACTCGTCACTCCGCCGTGGTGTGAACAAGATAAAGAAGCGAACGCCGGTTGGCAAGAAGAACTTTGAAACCCAAAAGCAACTATTTGAAATTTATAAGAAGATACTCTAATGAACTTTGAAGACGTTGACATAGACCAGTTAAGGCTTATAGACGGTGACTGCTTGGTCGAGATACATTCTTGGACCGAAGATGAGATATCTTTTAATGGGGGAACATTGAAGTTAGTGAACAGCCTAAAGGGTATGACCGATTCTGGAAGTATAAGCGACATGAATTCTCTTGTAAAGTCTATGAAGAAAAGTAACTACAAGGACAAGAGGGCTATGTCTGAATACATGAGAATGGCTGGAGAACAAAAGAAGGAGGTTGACCCCAACAAGGAAGATATTAGGGCCACTCAGGCTGTTAGGCGCGGGGTGCTTGTAAAGAAGCCTGAAAAAGGTTCTACCACAAAGAACTGGGACTTTTCTTGCGAGTTTGACGGAGAGCCAGGCGATGAGGTTTGGTTTGATTCTACCTACACGAGAAACTTTATCACAGAAGGCGACGGAGGGTTTGAGAAGGACGGAAAAAGATATGTGCTTGTTCCTTCTGAATGTATTTATGCCGCGAAGAGGAACGGAGAGATTAAGAGCATGAACGGATACATCATTGGAAAGGTTTTACCTAATGATAGAAAGGCAGGAAGTATTTTTCTGTTGGATTCAGAAACAGAAAGAGTACAAGTAGAAGTCCCACCTGCAAAGATGCCCAAGTATGTTGCCGACGATGTATGGACAAACACAGAGGTAAAGAAAGGAGACGTGGTTTGTATTAAGAAACACTTCTCAGTGAAGTTAGACTCAACAATGGCCGAGTCAAGTGATTACGTTAGGTTTCAGCCTAGGGTCATATTAGCAATCGAAGAATGATAAAACTAGACTTTAGTAAAATATCGTACAACATTGAAGGCATCCCGGATGACGAGTCGGTGATTTACCGTTTCTCGGACCTGGCTAGTCAAGCCCATATTCTGGACAGGTCTGACGATCTTCCTGAGGGGGTTAGCGCCGACAAGGTTGTTCGATATCTCATATATATGTTCGCTCCAGGTACGCCCGTTAAAGACGCGTATCCGGACATCAACCAGCGCAAACGATACACGTTGAACAAGCTGAATATCATGGTTGATGACACGGATTCGGAGGATGGGTACGCTCAGCTCTGCATGATGAATGTGGACTGGGCGGTGGAGCGGTACATCACGTTTACCCGCCTGCAATGCTCGGAGGACTACTCAATCATGAGTACGGCAGACATCCGAATAGCCGCGTTGCAGAGGGCGCTATTGACTCAGCCAGTTGACAGATCGAACGACGATAAAAACTTCCAAGCAGGTCTTGAGAGTTGGCGCCAGACACTTGTGGATGCTCGTACTCGAATCATGAGCGACGAGGTTAGCATTACACTACAGAAAGCGATTACATTCTCTGTACGCGCTGAGAACCTTGGAATACAGCCCGAACACTATGCAAGGATTTGGCGCGAAAAGAAAGAGATATTCCCGGAGGTAATACCATGAAGTACGAATACGATGAGGAGGATAAGTATGTTTCATTCCACGAGGATGACGACGAGTTGGATACAATCCGCATTCCGCTTCCGCGCCTTGAGGAGTGGTATTCACACCACCTAAAAAGAGAGGTCACTAGGGAAGAAGCGCTTACTTACGTCGATGGGTATGGAATGAATCCAAAAGACCAAAAGTTCACTTATCAGGAAACTCCTGAAAAGATAAGACTTATTTACGAGGTCGTTTTTAATAAGAAACACGCAACCAACAAGTCCAAGTACAAAGAGGTCGGTGACGTAAGGTTAGAAGATATTTACGAGGAGATAGAATCGAATCAGAAGTATTACGCTATGGAGATTGAGTGGATCAAGCTCCAGATAAAGCGTAGATACGTTGGCTATTGGTGTTTCATTAAAGGGAAACCAACCTACATAAACGGGGCGAACTATTTCTTCTTGAACTTTTGGACGGTAAAGAACTTTGGTAAGAATAACAACAGACCTGACTACAGGGACTACCAAAGGAAAATGTTCCACCTGTTCATGTATGCCTACACTACAGAGGATGCGTTCTATAAGCACAAGATTATCTACAGGGAAGACGCGGTAGTAAAAACAAAGTACTCAAACCAAGACGTGAAGAACGTGGTTGACGAAATGAACGAAATGGGTGTGGAGTACTTCGTTGAACCAAACGTAAACATCACGGTCAAGAAAGGAAAGCGCACTGTGCATGGGATAAACTTCGTATCCGGGCGACGTATTGCTAAGACAGCTATTGCTTGTTGCTTCTGCACGTGGGGAACGCTCAATATGCCCGACCAAACCTTTATCATCCAGGCGATGAATGAGGACCAGGCGGTAAACAAGATATTCATAAAACAAATTCAAACACCTGTAAGCAAGCTTCCTTTCTTCTTTCGCCCATACTATCGCGGACGAATAGAGGCAAAGGAGGGCTTGCGTTTCCAGTATGAAGGAGCAATCGCATCAGCAGCAAGGGCAGGAATCATCCCAGAACAAATGGAGTGCTTTATCACGCCGCTCCCTTCGACGGAGAAAGCGGCGGATGGTGAAGCGGAAATCGCTTTTGTCTACCGTGACGAGCCAGCGAAGAAAACGGATGCGAAGGCGGCGGACCAAAACATCCCGACGTGGTGGTACAACACGATGAAACCCGCTATCGAACGAGGGGAAAACATTCGTGGGTTCTGCATCATGCCATCTACAGTAGGTGACATGGACACAGGGGGTGGAGCGCAGTTCTTTGACATTGCCAACGACTCGCACTTCTCTGATCGTAATGAGAATGGAACTACACCATCGGGACTCATCAACTTCTTCTTGCCGGGTTACTACGCGGTAGAGGGATACATCGACGAGTATGGGGCAAGCATTATCGACGACCCTAAGGAACCTGTGATGTCTAACGAGGGCAAGTGGATTACCAAGGGAGCTAAGTCGTATCTTTTGAACCAGGCAGACTACTTCGAGCGCAAGAGGGAGTGGCAAAAGCTGATTAAGTTACAGCAGAACTTCCCGATGAGTTGGAAGCAGGCGTTCGCGGTAATCCCTAAGGACATGGGTATGCCTATCGAGAAGATGCGCGACCGTATATCGGAACTCAAGTTTTCTCGTACACCTATTACAACAAAAATCAACTTCAAGTGGATGGGTGACAAGTTTGGTGGGGATGTTTATGTAGAAAACGACCCCAAGGGAAGTTGGACCATGAGTTACCTTCCTCCAAATGAGATGCGTAATAGGAAGACCGTTGTTACAGCAGAAGAGGGCTACATTCAACCAAAGAATAGGGGACCTATTTACGCTCCCGATCCATCGGTAATGAATAGATTCTTCCTTTGCTGTGACCCTGTAAAGTTCCACAAGCGAAACACTGTAGGTAAAAAGAAGTCAAACGCTGCTGCCGCTGTGTTTTACAAAAGAGATAGTCAGGCGGACCCCGACACCAAGCCTAGAAGCGAGTGGGTAAGTAACGACTGGATTCTGATTTACAACAGACAGACCGAAGACAAGGCTGAGTATCACGAAGAGTGGTTAAAGGCGGCTGTATTCCTTGGGGCATACGTTTACCCAGAATGGCCCGATGGAGAGGCCCTTGTCGAATACTTTAGAGATAACGGATTTGACGGATACCTTCTGAAGGACTTGGGATCAGACGGCAAGCAGGACTCAAGACCAGGTGTTTGGGCGGGGGAAGCCGAAAAAAACGAGATGGCCGGAGACATCATGACCTTCTTTAACAACAATGTTAAGTACGTGAAAATGTGGGAGATAGTCGAGGAATGGAGTCAGATGAGGGGCATTGATGACTTGACAAACCATGACTTGTGTGCCGCAACGGGGTGGTGTATGAGAGCCATAAAGAGCCGGATGCCAGATCTTTACAAGGAGGCTTACCAACCGATAGAGGTACAGGGAGGATTTTCGTTTTTCGAAATAGATTGATTGTTTTCAACCATTTATGATAAATTTTCATACATTTGTAGTTGTTTTATTAAATTTGTAAGATATGATACTACCTCAAATGGCTGGAAACTATTTGTTTCCAAGCGATAACGTGCCAGAGATAGAAAAACTAAAGCCCGAATTTGGCTTACGATGCGGAAGAGCATTGTATTCTCGTTTTTGCACAGGGGGTACGTACTTTTCATACACGCAGCTCCCTGAGATGCAAGAGACCCGAAACTACGGCTCTGGAATTCAATCGGTGGAGAAATATAAGAACTGGTTTACTAACGGATCCCCTATTGGAACTAAGACAAGGTCAAACAACGAGACCTCTCAGTCAACAAAGGGCATGAACACGGCACAGAGAAAGGCGATGGCTAACATAAGCTACGACATTTTCTCTCCAATGAAAAAACTGACCAATGTTCTTTTATCAATTCTTTCTGATAACGATTACAAACTTGATTGTATTTCTCTTGATAAAAATATCATCAATAAAAAGAAGCGCGAAAAAAATGATATTTACGCTAAAGCGAATTTTACAAATCCGTTAATGCGTGAGCTTGGCCTTCCGGAGTTTAAACTTCCGTTTGTGCCAAAGGACGAGACCATGCTCGACATGGCGGATCGCCTTGGTTTTTTCAAGACTAAATATGAGGTTGCCTTGGAGAAACTTGCTGAGTCAGGCTTTCGTTCATCTAATTGGGGTTCAATGCGTACTGATATAAATCGCGACGCTATTGATTACCACTTCCGGTCTGCTAAGATTTACAACGACCCAATCACAGGACAAGTAAAGGTTCAATATATAGACCCCGCTCGTCTTATCATGCTTTGGAACGAAGACAATGAAGACGAGCCTGTAGCTATTGGCCACATTGAGATTGAGACCATTCAGTCGATATTCCCTAAGCTAGTTGAGGCAGGATTTGACGAGAAGCAGATTCAGTCAATGGCTAAGTCTTACGTTCCTTATCAGACGAATGCCTCCATGATTCCCGTGTGGGCTTTTGAGAGAAAGGACGAGACATCAAACCGATGGGTTTGGATGGACTTCAAGGTTTACGTCCTAAAGTTTGAATACCTTTCCACTGACTACAAGCAATATGTTGAGAGAAAGAACAAGCAGGGTTATGCCTCATTCCTTCGAAACAACAAGCCTGTAGAGGAAAAGAAAAAGAATCCTAACGACACATACGAAGAGGTTGCCTGCAACTATTGGTACGAAGGTTCATACATCATCTCGGGAACCGGTCTTGACCGAATCTACGAATGGAAGAAGAAGCCTAACCAGATGCAGAAGGGACTCACACCGATGAGTTCTTACGTTATCGACCGTATTCCAGGACAGTCCCCCACACGTAGCGTAAGAGGATTGCTTGACGACTTAATGTTCGCCATCCTTAAACTTCGCGCCGCTGTATGGGCTGCTGCTCCTAAGGGTTATCGAATTGACGTAGGTGAGGCCGCCAACATCAAGATTGGCGGAGTAGAATACGACTTGTTTGACCTTGTACACGTACATCGTCAGAATGGTATTCAGGTTGTTGCCACTAAGTTCAACGCAGCAACGGGAAAGTATGTGTCCCAGCCATTGACCGAGATGGACAACGGATTAGGCCCACAGGGAACTGAATGGATTCAGCAGATAGCCAACTTGCAGATGATGATTAAGGATACCATGGGTATTCCGGATGCAATGGCGGCTAGCCCCGACCAAAGCGCGGAAAGACTTGTTGGTGTTATGGAGCAGGATTACCAAGCCGGCAACCACGCAAACTGGACTCTTCGCGATTCAGAGCGTGACTTTAAACGCAAGGTAGGAGAGCGCATGATTCACCAGGCTCGTATAGACATAGAATACGACCCTAAGATTCGCGAGTTTTACGAGGCGGTAATTGGCAAAAACATGATTGACTCCTTGGATGAGATTGAAGGATTGTCATTAGACCAGCTTGCAATTAGCGTTAAGTCTATTCCGAACGAAAAAGAAAAGAGCGCAATACTTCAAAGAGCTATTCAGATGTCTCAAATCCCAACCAAGGATGGTTCAGTTCTTCTTACTCCGTCAAGTGTAGAGCGTGTTGCTCAACTTCTTAAGAACGGTGATGTAGATGAAGCACTTTGGTTCATGGCAACCGAGGAAACAGAAGCGCGTGAACGCGAGCAGAAGAATGCTCAAATGATGCTTCAGCAAACAATTCAAGGTCAACAGCAGTCTGCTATGATGGCCGAAGAAGCTAAGCGCCAAACAGCCATGCAGCTTGCTCAGATCGAAATCATGAAACAGCGCGAGATGGCCAACATGGAGCTTATGAAGGAGCAACAGCTCGCTAAGATTAAGGCCGACGCAAACTACCAAGTACAATTATTGAAGGGCAAGCAAGCCCTTGAAGAGATACAGCTTGAGGCAACCCTTGAGGCTGAGTTAGGAAACGAAATAACAGGAAGAGTATAAAACACATGGAAAACACAGAAATGAACAATCAAGAAGAGATTATTGACAATCAAGAAATCTCACAAGAAACAAATGAGAACCAGGAAACAAACGAGACTCCATCCACATGGTATGGCTCGTTTGGCTTTGAGACCGAGGACGACTTCCGTTCTCAGTTTGAGGAACTAAAGAGTTACAAGGAGCGCGCAGAGTATATTGCTAGTAAGGAGGCTGAAATAAATGAAGGTCTTTCTTTATTGCAGGAGGCTGACGATCCGTTTGGCGGAAATGAAGAGGCGCGTACACTTGTTGCTTTTGGCAAGAAGGGTATCAGCCCATCTATCGCCAATCAGATTGTTTCTTCAAACCCGGATTCCTTGATGGAAGATCCGCTCAAGGCGTTGGTTATCGCTGAGGCGGTAAAGAACCCAGACAAATTCAAGCGACTTGGCCACTCAACTATTGAGGAAGCCATTCGTGAAAAGTATAACTTAGGTGAAGGTGACTATTATGCGACAGCTCTTTTAAAGTCTGATGCTATAGATGCTATAGAAATAATTGAAAAGACTAAGAAAGATGTTGAAACTGTTAAAAATCCTTTTACCTTTGCAAAAGAGCTAAAGAGCCAAACTCAAAAGCAGATTGCGGAAAGACAGACAATAGCACTTGCCGAGGCAGAGTCCTACGCCAAGCAGCTAAAGGATGTTCCCTACAAATTCGGCGAATCAGAAGTTTCGTTAAAAGTTTCAAACGAAGAGATCGATTCGATTTTGAAGTCGCAGTATGCAGGCTACTTGGGTCAAGCATTTGATACGACCACTAGAGAAGGAAAGCAGGCGGTTAGAAACTGGTTAGAGAACCAAATCCTCATTCATAAGGTTCAGTCTGGGGATCTCGGAGTTCAAATAGCCAAGTCACTTTCGGCAAGCGTAGAAAAGAAGGTGGTCAAAGAGGTCTACAACGGTCAACCAAAAACGATTAACCGTGTAGACAAAACAACTGTAGACGCGAAGAACTTAACCCCTGCACAACAGGACTTGTTGGCTAGGGGTATTGCTCTGCCGTCTCAGAAAATAAAGAATGTTGAATAATAAAAAAATTTAGAAAAAAATGGCAAATCTTTTAGCCCAAGCGATTCCCGGTGGTATTACCAATGGGATTCTCAACAACTGGGATGCATTGAAGGCAGACTTCGATGCAGTAGCATACCTGCCCTTCGGTGACGAATACTGGGATGCTATGAACCAAATCATGAACGGTATTGGTAACCGTGAAATTGCAACACAGCAGATTGTAAACTGGTTTGAAATGAACCGTATGGAAGTTCCTTTCACAGTTGCAACTGAATCAGGTGGAGCTACTGCTGGTACAACCATTACCATCACTATTCCTTCTAGCGAGGTGGATGCAGTAACTGGTTACTCTTTCCCTATCAAGAATGAAATTTGGCGTCACGCTAAGACCGGTGAGCTTTATCAAGTTATCGACAAGACATCGGCTAACACTTTGGAATTGCGTCCTTTGACTGCTACTGTAGTTCCTGCTACTGACATCGCAGCTGGAGACTCATTCTTCTACGTTGGTGTATCTGTTGCTGAAAACTCAGGCGCTCAGGATCCTAAGTTCGTGTTTGATACAAAGTACAGCGCTAAACTGCAAACCTTCCGTAACGATGCGCTTGCTAGCTCTGAGGCTTTGTACAACCAACTTTGGTACTCTCAGCTTGAGAACGGTACTGCAACTCCGTACTCTAACTCACGTGACATCATCTACTTACAGCGTGAGCATCAGGTGGCAATCGTAAACACGTTCTTGGCCGGTAAGACCAATACCAACACAGGTATGAATGGTTACCAGTTCACAAACGGTTTGATTCCTACCATCTTTAGTTCAGGTCAGGTTGTAGACTGCGACACCACGACTGCTGGTCCTGATGTTGCTGATATCTACGCTTTGGAAGCTAAGCTCTCTAAAATCGATGGTTCTGTAAAGAACTACATGGTTTGGACTAGCGGTCAAAGCTCATCTATTCTTGAGCAGCTTTTGTTGCAGTACAACAAGAATGCGAACATCAGCGTCAACAAGGTTCAGATGGAGAAGACCTTCTGGGGTGAGGGTGCTTATGCAGACTTGATGTCTTCTACTTATAGCTTCAACAATCTCGTGTTCAATAACAAGAACTTTGCACTTGTTCGTATGGGTATCTTCGATAACCCACAGACGTTCAACGTAGCTCCTGGCAATGGTACTAACCCATGGCCTGGTTACGCAGTGTTCTTGCCAATGACTTCTCAAGGTGTTGACGATGGTTTGGGTAACATGGGTAAATATATCCGTCTTTCTCACAAGCCAGGCGCATTCATGAACATGTGGCAAACAGGTGGCCGTGCCGCGTCTAACAAGACCGACAAGTGGCAGCTCGGTGTTCACATTGTATCTGAAATCGCGTTCAAATTCATCAACGCTCAGAAGTACGGCTTGTTGACCAACATCAACTAATCTTTGTAAACTCAAAAACGAGGGGGTCTAAAAAGCCCCCTTGTTTTTATAAAACCAATATACGTTATGCTTTTCGATATAAGTACAGGTGAGTCCATACCTGTTCCAATATGGGCAGATGAAATAATGCAAAAAGAATTTCCTGAATTTTACAAGGGGATTCCGCTGAAAATTAAGGTTACAGAATCAAAGATGCTTCGACTACAAAAGGTTTCTTCTTCAGACAAGAACGGAGAAATGAGAACCGTAATCGAAGCCCCTCCGGGAAACACAAGAAAGGCTAGAGGCCTAGTTGTGGATCCTGAAGACGGTTACACATATCCAATTCAATATGCCACTACTTACCCCAAAAGGTCAGAAGGGCAAATAACTTGGGGATACCCATCGGGGTACATAACCCTTGATAACAATATGACTGTTCAGCCTGGGCAAAAAGACTTCTTGTTCTATTTGTACTTTTTGTGTCCAAACATCAAGGGCAACAAGTGTATGAACCCTGCGGCAGACCCATTCTACGAGTTTGACAGACCGGAGATGGATGCTAAGAGCAAAATTGAACAAGCTAAGAGCGCTCGTGATTTAGAGAACATGATTTATTTCGATACTCCATACGACATGGTGTTGAAGACAATCGACGGATTATCCCTTCCAAAGAAGAATTCTGAGGAGGAAAACCGCGTGATGCTTCACGACTCTATTAAGAATGGAAGCGCTACGTTCCGCAAAAACGCGTTCGAAATACTTGACTCTCGTCCCAAGAAACAAGAGGTAAAAACCGAGGAAACTATCCATGAGATGGTAAATCGACTTTCTTCTGAAGGTTTTATTAAAAATGAGGACGGAATTTGGTATCTTCGCGACCGTAGAGGTGACGGAACCAAGTGGTTAAAGAATCCGTTCTTCGAATCAACAGGAGAGAAGGACGCATTTGCCTTGATTGATCACCTCAAAGTAAATGAAGAATTATTAGGTAAATTAAGAAAACTATAAAAAGATGATTAGCACCGTATCCCTTTCGTTTGATTTAAGCGCATCTCCACCGAGAGTTGTTGTCACCGATTCAACTACTTATCCATTTGCAGTTGATTTATTTAGCGCAAAGGGATACGGTGTTCTCACTTTTAACGGAGATGTAGTTGAGGCAAAAGATACCGTTATAAACCCTCTCATAAATCTTGAGGCTTTTGAAACAACGGGCTTTATCAATCTCCCCCTTGATAACAACGGCAATGTGGCTAATGGCGTATATGGTTTTGAGTATAGCTTGAGACTAGATTCAACTGCCTCTGGTGTAGGTTATGTTGGAACCGTTACAGGAGGAACCACTTTTACCAGCGCGGCAGAATGGTTAGTTGAAGTTTTACCTATAGGTAGTTCTATAGCTGTTGATGGTGTTAATAATACAGTTGCCGGAGCAGTTGTTGTTGGTTCTGACGCTGTAATTACTTTAGGTACGGTTGCAGCAAACGGTCCAGCCAAGCCATTGACGTTTATTAATGATGTTTCTGTTCAATTTAGCGCAACCTATGCTTATGCGGGTTGTACGCAAACAACAGCAGATGTAGACTTCATATATGACTGCGATTATTTAGATAGCGGAACATGGTCTGTATCAAACACTACAGTTTTAGGTTCAAACGAAATTATAGTAAGCGAAAGTTGTACGATAAACTATCCATCTTGGACAAACATCGACCCATTGTTCAATCCACAGATAGTTACCACGTCTCTTCCGTATCCAACTTTACCAACAGAGGATACTCCGCTTGCTACTGGTACTTACAGCATTTTACTGTCAGAGTTAATTCAGCAAACACAGACCTCAGGTCTTGTGGTTACATACACTAAGTCTGTAACAAAAGAATTTACCGTAAGTTGTGCCGGAACCCTTTGCGGACTTGTTCCTTGCATCGAGAATCTTCGCGCAGCTCACGCGGCAGAACTTGTACGAAACAAGGTGTCAAAGTATCAAGTTTATGTAGACAACGTAGCCCTATATTACTTGGAGGCTATGAACTACAAGGCTTGCGGAGAACTTGACAAATATAAGTCAACCATTGCGCTTCTTGAGGCTCAACTAGACGCCTCAGGGTGTGAATGCGCTTGTTGCGATGACGAGACTTACTACTGGGTATCAAACAACTCAGCCAACTCTATTATCGACGAGCTGCTTGCAAACTTCCAATACCGCTTGTTTGCAGGCACTGGAGATCCTGGGCCTGCCCAAGCGGGGGTAGAATATGGAGCGATTTGGCAAAACACTAATACAGGCGTTCTATATCGCTGTATAGACGCAACTCCTTCAAATTTACAATGGGAAGTTTATTACGATCCAAATGATTCAATTTTAAGTGCAGACAACGGCTTAACTGAATTAAGCGGAACTGTTGGGCTTGGAGGAACCTTAAATAGAAACACTACAATAGCCAGAGGCGCTTACAATCTTATTTTAAGTGGAACGACTGGTAATGTTTCTGTAACTGGAGGAGATACGTCACCATCTCTTTCTGTAACTAATACAGCGGCTCAGGCGTTTAGCACTCAAGGAGCGCATAGCTCAGGATCTGCAACTCTTGCCACATTAGACACTTCTGGTTCAGCTGTTACGCCTTCCCCAACCCTAACCCTAGCCGGGGTGGCATTCGCTCCTGGTAATGGATATGGAACCTCGATTGAATTTACAGCCAATGGTGCTACCGGATTCCCAACGGGTGGCGCTATGTCCACAATCAAAAGCACGTGGTCAAACGCTACTACGTTAAGTTCTAAGTTGGAGTTTACAACAATGAACTCAGATGTAGAATCTACAGCCCTTACACTAAATGCTGATGGAAAAGCTACTTTAAATAATTATGGTGCTGGAACTTATACAGGAACACCTACATATTCATTATCTGTGGATGTTGATGGAAATATTATTGAAAGCAATCAGGTAAGTGGTGCTTTAAATGGTTTGTCTACATCAGGAGACAATGTTAAACTTGGAGGGACATTAACTGAATCAACTACAATAGATGTAGGCGCTAACTTTTTAAGTTATCCAATTACAACAGGTTTTATAAGTGTATCGAAATCTACTACCGGTTTCCCTGCAATGGTTGTAAGCGGAGTTGACAGCAGTTTTGCGTCGCAAGCCACGGGTAATTTAGCTGGTGTATTTGCCGTGAACAGAACCTCTACTGATAATACGGTTGCGAAAAACATAAAAGTACAAACCGGCACAAGCGGAACTGTTGGAAATGGATTCGGCGCTTCAGTGGAGTTTGCTTTAGAAAATACAACTGGATTAAGCGTTACAACATCTTCTATAAAAAGCTCATGGGAAGACGCCGCTAATCAAAATTCTAAAATTGAATTAACCACGGCCAATAATGGTGTTGAGTCAACATTTTTTACTCTTAATTCAGTCGGATCTACTAAATTGAGTTCTTATGGCACAGGGGCATTTACAGGAACGCCAACTCACTCTTTGAGTGTTGACTCAGCTGGAAACGTAATTGAAACACCTGCTGTTCCTGTTTTGCCTAAAGTATATGTAGCGACACTAACCCAAACAGGTTCTGTTGCTCCTACTGCTACAGAAATTCTTAATACTACAGGACAAACAATTACTTGGACAAGAACTGGAACAGGTGAATATACCGCTACGATTACAGGTAACGCTTTTACTGCGTCAAAAACATCTGTGTTTATAAACTTTGGGGGGTATGCCGCAGTAACTCCTTATGATGGATTGCTGATTAACGTCCAGTCTAAAAGAACAAGTACAAGCACAGTTGAGGTGAAAACACTAGGACTTCCTCGCGGAGGAAGCATACAGTTAGATGATGGCCTTTTGAATGTAGCGTCAATAAGAATTGAAATTTACCCATAATGATAACCAATCTAGGTGAAATATATGACGAGTTGCTCTTCCGCGCAGGTAAGGACTTGCGCGGAGGGTACATAACTCCCGAAACCTTCAACAAGGGTATCAAGACGGTTAACCAACGATACTTAAACCGCTTGGTTGACCTTTTTGAAAAGAACCGGGAGATTACTAGCGACCTTCAGCCATTTATCAAGACCTTGGGAAGCCCTCAGTATCCTGCTCTGAATTTCACTCCTGTGTTTTCAGGAGACCCAAAGAAGGGTGGGTATGCCGACATTCCAAGCGACATTTGGTACGAGGCATCATCTAGTTACCTTGAACTTTTAAACGTGAACTGCGGGCTTGAGACTAACTACAGAAGCGTTGAGTTTGTTAGTCAGCATCAGTTTGATGCAAAGATGAGAAGTTCGCTCATAAGCCCTGTAGACAACCCGGAAGAAAACGACCCAATCCTTGTCACACGAAACGACAAGTACTTCATTTACCCATATCTTCCGCGTATCACGTTTACTTACATAAGAACTCCAAATATTCCTTACTTCGACTACGACATTGATAACGGAATTCCCGTATATTTACCACCGGGTAGCGTACATACTAATAGTACTGTAGCAACTGTGGGATCTCCGAGTTTGAGTGTTGAGTTTGAGTATCCTGAGAGCTGCGTAGACCACTTGATCGATATGATTAAGACGTATGTTGGTATTGGTAACGAGAACCAGTGGAACATTCAGACTCAAATGCCTAGTAAAGTATGATAACAAAACGTCAAGCCATAGAACTCATACAGCACAGGTTGACTGGCGGGGATACCCCAGAGGACTTGCGCCGTTTATATCCGCGCTCGGTAATTTCTCGCGTAATCAACATGGCAATTGCAGATATTGTAAGTGCCAACCCATACGACGCGAGTGACATGGCGGTTCCTTATACATTTACTCCTGCGTCCGACGCTAACGGATACTACGTAATTCTAAGTCCACAGCCTGTGGCGGGGTCTCTTGCTGTATTTACGGTAACAGACGAAAGTACGGGAAATAACGAATACATAATTCAGACAAAAGCAGAGGCTAGAGCCATGAAGGTTCTTCGTGGTGAAAACAACTCGGCTGTTGTTTTTTACAATAACAAACTCCGCTTCAACAAAAGGCCCGAAGGAGATGTGACCGTGGTCATGGTTCCCAACGTATACCAAATGGAGGATGACGATGTATTAATCATTCCATCTAATGAGACAGGTCGTGGAGAAGCGATGTTATTCCAAACGTGTCTTCAATTACTAGCTTCACAGCAATATCAAGACGACTTGAATAACGATTCTGTTGACGCTCAATCGCTTGCGAGAGATACATCAAGATTATATAGTAACGAATGACCATTAAGAATATAAAATATATTGCCACGTCGGCCCTATATCGTCTAGGGAAGAACCCGGTTGGTCGTGAGTTAAACTGGATGGTTCAGGTGGCCATTGACTATTTGAGTGAAAAGTCTCCACTAGACGGAAACGTGTCGCTAAGAACAATTTACGGAAAGATTGATACAGGTGCGCGAGTGTTCACAATGCCCGGTGACTGCATGAGAATTACCAAAGTTGGACTCAAGTCTGGCCGTCGCATTTGGACTCTGACCCCGGACACGTCGCTGACATATCCAGAGGAGTTCTTTCAGTGCGAAAGCGACAAGACCGATCCTGTAATTGCAGACGGCCTTTTCCCATACGGATACTTTGGTTTCTTTTACAACCAGACCCAGTTTGGTTTGGGTGGTGGACGGAATCAGAACTATTACCGAATAGATGGTAATAACATTATTTTCGATCACAACATACCCGACGGGCAGTTAGTAATCGAATACTTTTCAAACGGTTCGGACGTTAACGAGGATAGTCTAATTGACACGGCATACGCGGAGCCATTCCGTTTGTATTTGATGGCGGAATATTGCCTACACAAGGGTAACTCATTAGACCGTTCGAAGTATAAAGAATTACAATTACAATACGAAGCTGCTCAGTGGAGCGCCAACATTTTAGTTAAGGCTCCACGACTAAGTGAGATGATTGATGCGCTTGCACAAAGTTCAGAGTTTAACCTAGGATAATGGATTTCAACGAGATAATAACATTTGAGGGCGGTATAAATACCGACGACACCCCACAGGGTGTGCCTAAAGGTGACTATCGTGACTTTTCATATTGTCGCCTTGGTTATAATTCTGGTAATGCTTTCGCTGTAGAGACATCTAGCGGTACAATTGAAATAAATAATCCGGCCATCTTAGGAGACGATAAGGTAATTGGAGCCACGCAATGGCTTAAGGAAAATGCTATCGTTTATTTTCTTTACAAGGATACTGGAATCCACGAGATATGGGTTTACTATATCTCTACTCAAACTCATGTTTTAGCCCTACAAGGTAGTGAACTTAATTTTAGTCCAGATTGGCCAATCTTCCATTCAAACGTAGTGGATGATATTCTTAAGTGGACCGACGGACGTTGGGATCCCGTTATGTATGAATCTGATGGAACTCGTCTTTTCAACCCTCCTTATCAGATTAATTTGAGTAAGGCCCTTGAGCTGCCAAGTCCAAATGGATTTTACGGTATAATCGACCTTCAAACCATAGATGCGATTAAGTGGCCAATGGAGCCGCCTATTGTTAGTTATTTCACAGACACCACTCGTAATGATAATAAATTACGCAATAAACTTTTTAAGTTCATTATTCAGCCTATATATGAAAATGGAGAATTAGGTGTATGGTCGATGTATTCTAGTTTAGAATTACCAGACAGGTCTGAACTTGTTAGTGGAACAAACTGGGTTTACTTAAACAATGACAACGCGATAAAGATTCAATTTGACACCGGATCTAAAATAATTAGGAAATTTAACATTGCTGTTCAGCAATTCGACAGTAAAAATCTTGGAGCCACTCCTCCATTTGGGGTTTTTCTTCAGTTGGATAAAGTGCAGGACAACATAAATGATAATGAGTTTTATACAGTTTATTTTTATGGCGACGCAGCTATAAGTCCGGCGATTGATGTGTTTAAGAATTATGATAGACTTCCAATAATTGCTGATTGTCAAGAATATCTACCAACAAATCAATTAGTATATTCTAACTTTAGAGAGGGATACGATAAACCTACAGACCCGCCATTTACTTTGGATGTTTGGATGGGATATAAAGTTAAGGAGGTGGTTTCAAATCCGTTTCAGGATTTGTTGTTTTATGTAGAGTATGATGATAATTTTGGTTGTGAATTTTGGATTTATGGTTATAGAGACATCATACTCCCGTATGATCTTCCGTTTCCATTTGCTGTGGGAATGGTTATGAGTGTTCCTCTTCCTAATGGAGACACTTTTAATTATACTATAACTCAAGCTGACATTGATAATGCTTTTATATTACCCGGTGCATTTCAGCGTTTTAAAGCAATGTTAGGAATATTAGGGAACCAAATAGCTATTGCTTGTGGGCTTCCTACTGGATTTGTAAATCAAATAGTTGTAGATCCTACTTATTTGATTGTTCAATATGAATTTGATGACTATCCAGGGGTAAACAATAAAAGTTATCAACGAATACCATTTCAGGTACTTAGCAATACAATGCCTTCTTTGAAAGTTGGAGCGACACACGAATTTGGAATTGTTTATGGAGATAGGGCTTATAGAGATAGTACGGTCTACACTGTGGATGCCATGAATGTCTTTGTTCCTTGGTTTTACGATATAGATAAATCTCTTTTTTCAGATCAAAAAAATCCATTTACAGTAACTCCTGAAATTGTAATAAACCACATCCCCCCTGTTTGGGCTACTAAATACTGGATAGTTGCAAAACCAGCAACGGAAATCTTGAGTTTTGGTCAATACATTACTAACTCTGATACCGCCGCCTACGTTAACTCTGGATATACAATATCAATTAAACTTGATTCAAACAGGTACATAATAGAAATAGACAATTATTACGAGACAACATTTGTAGGCGCTAAAATAAGACACGAAATAAAAGAAGGTGATAAAATAAGATTTATAAGGCAGAATGCTCACACATTAGATTGGATTCCCTATTTGGAGTTAGACGTAGTTAAATACGTAAAAGGTGGTGGTTTAACTGGAGGTGATTTAGTGTACACTAATATTTTTGACACATCAATAATAGACAATAATCTAGCTTTAAGTGACAATAGGCTTTTTGGCCAATTTCTAGAAATATATACCCCTCGTCCTTCTACAGACGACACAGGAAGCATATTTATATCTACTTGGAACGATGTAACAGAGGCCATTCAAATAATAAATCCTCATACCGAAGATAGATCTCATGGTTCTCCTGTTCAATACTATGTTCAATACAGCCCTACTGTATTTGGTGGAATTTATTTTTATCTCACTGGCGACCAAACTCAATTACTTGGAACAATTTGGCCAATAACTATTCACTACACGGATGGGACTATAGATCAAAATTTTGCACTTGTGTTAAGTGCTACATACGATAGTGCTGAAAACGCCACCGGATTAGATTTGGACAGTGTTGTCCCTTCTCCAACGATTGCTTATATTACATTCAATGGACAAGATCAAATAGTTAATAATCTTTCAAATACAACTTCAGCGTACTACCCTGTTGAGTACGGCGATGTTTATTTGAGGCAGAGATTGTATAGAACTGGTCTTGATGATGCGTATGCCTATCTATATTATTATGTGGAAGATCCACATTATTCAGATTACTGGTCAAGCGATATACACAATACTGGAAGAATTAGGATTGAAGATCAAAATGCTAAAATGGTTCATAGAAAAGCATCTTCTATCCACTCAGACTCATTCATAGTAGGTACTCAAGTAAATGGACTTTCTTCGTTTGCGCTAGACAACCAAAACATTGAGGAAATGAATCCGTTCTACGGAGAAATCATTAGAACGTATATGTCGGGTAGAGAAGGTAAAACCTTGAAGTGTCTACAACCAAAGAGGGAGAACTCGATTTACATTCAGTACTACCCCAACGAGGTAGGCTCGGACTCAACGGTTCGCGTATCTAATAAGACCTTTGCTTCGTGGTTTGATTACAAGAGTCTCTTCGGATGTTCTGATGCTGGAGCTACTGCTGTACTTCCAAACGGAGCCACGATGTATTTTGATAACAACTCTGGAGTGTTTATCTATTCGGGAGGAAACGGTCAAATTGTGGTGAGCGAGATAGATCCCGATACCGGGAAGGACTACAAGTTCAGAACAAAGACTAAGGAACTTGCGAAAGCGTATAATGAAAGTTTAGCCCTAGGTATAACACCTTTGGTTAGGACGTATGTGAATGAGACTGTTGGAGAAGTTGGTTTTGCTTTCAGCTTTGATGACGAAGAGACTTACGAACACGTAGTGTTTGACTACGTGAACATGAGATGGCGTTCGACATACGACTACAATTTCCGTCAGTTTTGCAACCTAGGACAGACTCTAGTTGGATGGGGCAAGAACAACCAGTTGTACGTACACAACCAAGACGGTGTTTGGACATTCCACGGCGATTCTTTTATTCAAAAGGTTACGTTTGTTTCTAATGAGAATCCGTTGATGTTAAAGCGTTATCAAGATATAACCTTGGTTTCTGATGACAGCTTCTCTATTGAGGCGTCATCCGAGCCAAACAGAAGCTATCCGCTCGGAATGAAGACAATAATGTCAGAGCAAATTATTAATATGTATGAGGGTTACGGAAAAACAAACTACAGAAAGAATCTGTACGATCCAAGATTCCGTATAAATTCCAATGTGAGCGAGACAAATACAACTACATGGACTTTGGATGGCAACCAAACATCGCTTATCGGTGAGACCATTACTATTATTCAGGATACAGACAAGAATATATATACGGGTGTAATTACAAACCCTGTTTATAACGTAGGACCCAACACCACAGATATCGAGTTAGTAGGCTTGCAGCCGAACACGATAGGTGTTGATGGGACTTGGTACTTGAGCGAGAAGGTTTTGTTAAACGGAGAAGACATAAGAGCAAACGCATTGACTCACACGTTGAGTTATGACCCGGCGGCGCCTAGCGCATCGGGCGAAGGTTCTGTTCTTTTCTCTGTTGGAATTAAGGGCGTTTTATCTTAAATTTGCCGCTAATGGATGGCAAGATTTCCTATAGCGCAATTTGCGCTGCGTTTGAAGGGGATGATGAGATTGATAAATACTGTGATCCAGGGAATAAAAATCCGACACCAAAGGGTGTGATTGATGACGTTTTTGAAAAGCTTGTTGATTACGAAACATTAGTTGATGGTGTTTTTAAAACTATAAAATCTAATGAAAAGGAGGTTGGTTTTGTTTATTACTTTGACAATGTTTTAGTTAGCTTTGGTGTAAACAAAAACTACAGAAACAAAGCTTTCTTGAAAAGTGTTTTTGAAGACGTGAAAGACTGGATGAATGGAGATTTTGTCGCTTATATGTGGGAAAGAAATGAAAGAAGCGTAAAATGGCTTGAGAAATGTGGGATGGAGAAAGAGCCTGTAGATTTGGAAAAAATTATTAAACTAAGATATAAGTCATGCCTATAATAGGATCAGTAGTAGTTGGCAGTATAGCTCTCGGTAAAGGCATACAAAGTGCTGTTCGCTCCAATCGTGCTAAAAAAGAAATAAACAGGCTTAAGAAGGGTTTAGTAGAGCCTTCATATGAACTCCCTCCAGAACTGATGTCTGCTTACAACAGACAGCTTGGGATGTCTACAGAAATGCCGGGACAGCAACTTGCTAGATATGGTATGGACATGTCTTATGGGCAAGCTTTGGGGGGAGTAAGCAGGGCGGCCACTAGTTCTCAAGATTTATTAGCAGCGGCAACAGGGCTTGGAGAGCAAAGGATGATGGGCGGCTTAAAGCTCTCAGAGACAGCTGCTCAATATCAAGGAGAGGCCGAGCAGGAAAAGATGCGCGCAATTGCTCAACTTGCTGGTCAAATAGGTCAATACAGAGACGTAATGTACAGAGAGAATGAGTTAAACCCATTCTTGAGAACGTCGGCTGCTATTTCTGCTCTTCAAGAAAAGAGATACAAGGAATCAAATAATACCTTTAACGCATTTGGTAGTTTGGCTCAAACAGTGGGTGGTGGAATAACTCAATTCGGTGGAGGAGGCGGATTGGGCGGAGGCGGCTTCGATATAGGTTCTGTTGCTCCGTCTGCTGCTAATGCAATAATGGGGGCCGGCTCTATGCAAAATAGTCAATTTGGAAATTACGGAAATCCTGCCGGAGGATCTGGAATGGGTGCTAATTGGCAAAATCAAATAGGTGGATCTTATGGTGGTGGATATTACGATCCATATTTACAAACATGGATTCCGGGATAAAAATAAATTGAAATGGGAGTACCAAGCGCAGCAGTAGTTTATACAGGGGCAGCAGGCGAAATGTCTGGTTCGGGAAAAGGTGCAGCCTATTCCGAGGATATAAGCTCTTCACTTGAAAACATGAATCAGTGGCTTAAGGATATTCGTGAAGACGAAAAACTTAGGAAAGAGGAGCAGCAAAAGAAGAATAACGCATGGAACACCATGCTTGAGAAGACCCCTGACGTATGGAATTTAGATTTCGAGAAGGTTAAAGAAAAAAGTTTAGCTTATAACGACTACGTTAGATCACTTAGAGAGCAAGGATATAACCCATACGATTTACCAGCAAAAGAGTCAAGAGAACTTGAAAGGCTTAAAACTGAAGTAATTCGTGAAACCAATGCGGCCAAGGCTAATAAAGAGTATTGGGATAAGAATACTTTCAACATTGATGAGGATGCTGGAAAAACATGGAATCAGGAATACGCCACCAAATGGTTTGAACAATACGCCGACCCAAACCTTACTCCTTCCGAAAGGGCCAAGATTCGCCAACAGGGCAAGCCATACCAAAAGAATGTAGATCTTACTAATCTTGTTTATTCTATTGGAGAAAAAATGGAGGAGCAAAAATTAACCCAAGGCGGATATGATATAACGGGAAGGGATAAGGAGGACTTTAAGAAGTTAATGTCAATTTACTTCAACGATCAAAGCGGAATGGAGGACTACGAAGCATTGATGAATAGTGGCAAGTATAAGGACGATGCTGATTTGATGAAGAAGGCGGAGGAGATATTTGAGGCTACATTCAAAGCTGATAAGACAAAAAGAAGCACTACCAAACAATCTAGAGAAGATAAGGAAGAGAAGGAGAGTGGGTACGGTACGGGTAACTGGGATGGTAAATTAACTATAACGTATGGAAACGATGCCGCTTATCCAGCCGCTAATAAGGCAAACGCAATAAGCATTACAAGAACAGCGTCAAATGATAACCTCCCATTTTTAAATCTACAAGATGACAACGGTAATTTAATACAGTTTCAACCGACCGCTTTTTACTTAAAGGGGAATGAAATTAGTATCAGAGGATTTAAAAAACAAGGTGGCAAAGATGTAGACTCATATATTAGTTATAATAAAAACAAACAGGCATTGAAAGCGCAGATGAACGGCTATGATGTGATGGAAGACTTTATTCAAAAAAATAATTCAACCGATAATACAGACACATCAACCGGCACGGGTTCAACAGGAGGTAAAAAGACAATGGCCGAACTCATGAGAGAGCAAAATAAATAATTTGTATAAATTATGAACGAGAATCAGTTAAAGTTCCTTTGGGATAATTACGCAAACAATAAGGGTTTCAATGGCTATGATGAGTTTAAGTCTTTAATGGCTAACAACAATAGTCGTAAAGTGTTTTTTGAAAACTCTAATAAGGAGCTTGGATTCAAAGACTATAATGAATTTGAGAGTATTCTTGGTGTAAAAAAAAAAGACGGTACACAAGCCGCTTCTGGTCAGCCTGTACAGCAGCCTGGTCAGCCTTCTGCGCCGAGTTTTGGGCAAAAAGTAGTCACTGACGCGCTTGTTAGTGGGCAGCCTGTAATGAAAGGGGTTAAGAAAGAACCTCAAAAGAAAGAACAGGATATCACATTTCGTCGCCCAGAGTTGCCGTCTGAGACCACACAAGCTCAGGTTCCTCAAATGGCTAAAACAATAAAGTCGGTTGAGGAAAAGGTACAGGAAGGCAAATTTGTACAGTCTCCTGTTACAAAGATTTCTGAGGAGAAAGGAACCGATTGGACATCTGAAGAGACCATTAAAAAGGTTAATCAAAAGGCTTTTGAAAAGAGCCAACAAGTACTGCAAGAGAAAGGTGTAAATCTTCTATCAAAGGAGGATGTAGACAATCAGATAAAGAAAGAGTACGAGGCTCAGTTTGGCGAGGAGATAGACAGCTACATGGAAAGTGCTGGCAACAAGTCTGATAAGTTCTTCCCGTACTTCACAGTAGCACCGGCTGATTTAACGGATCTTCAAATTGCTCTTGGCCAAAGAGAAGTTCCCAATGGAACTACCATTGAGAAAGAGGGCAAAAGAGGTGAGATAACATCCGCTTTGATGGATGACTATTTCACCTACATGAAAGCCAAATACCCAGAGGCTGGTGAGGCGGAACAAAACAAATATCTGGCATTAAAATCAAAAGCGGACAGAAGCGCCAAGAATGAAGAGTGGCTTCATTCAATGGAGACCAGGGCTATTCAAATGAAGATGTCTGCCATAAAGAGGAACTACGAAAAACAAAAGTCAGCCGTAAACGAATACTCTCAGATAGAGGCTTCTATTGACACTCGAATGTTTGACAGTGGTGTGATAGCCTTGAATAAGGAGAGAGCGGCTATTGATAGCGAATACAAGAGACTTAACGAACAGGCTAGTCAGTCTTCTGCTCAATGGAGTGAGAAAGAAGCGGCCTTCAATAAGGCTATCGAAAGTTTAAACACCAAAGCCTCAACCATGAATCGTGAAGATTATGAGGCTGAGTTTAATAGGATCACTGACGAATACAAGGCTGAATACGAGGCGTACAAGGCAAAGTATCCAAGTTTTGCACAACTTGAAGAGCGAAGCAATAAGTTGCAACAAGACTACGAAACACTGAAGGTTAGGTCAAGAATGACTGACGAAAACGTGGCTAAGCTGCAACAAGCAAAAGGCGCGTATCAACAGTTGGGTCAGTCGGCATTGTCGCTCAAGGCTCTTGGTACAATGAACCAAGAAAATATAAATTATTACTCCGAGTACAGCACTTTAAAAGATCAGATAGAAAAAGCCCAAGAGGCTGGAAAGCAAAGATGGGAAAGCGCATCTCCATTAATGAAGATGGTTTACGCTCCCGGCGAACTAGCCAACACGTTTGCTTCGGGTATCGGAGATCTAGCCCTTAACGTGGTTCAGATACCAAAGGTTGTAGAGGATCTTATCACTGGTAATACAGAATACAATTTCTTGGACGAGTTCTACGACGGCGTGGAAAACTACAGAATGGAAAAGCAACTTGATTTTCCAAGCATAGACTCTGAATCGACTACTCAGTATTTGGCTGGTCTTGGTGGTAACACCTTGTCCTCTCTTGCTGTATTCGCACTTGGCGGTACGTTTGGCGGGGCATCAAAGATGTCTCAGTTCGGAGCTACGTTCGTGTCATCAATGCTAACCACAGAGGTTGGCGCTTATGAGGAGGCAATCAATACGCACAAAATGTCCCCACGACAAGCTGCGGCTGCATCAACTGCGGTGGCGGTGGCGACATCGTTGGTAGAAGGATTAATTCCAGATATCAAGTACTTTGAGCCATCTGCATTCAGAAAATCAATGCTGAATGAAATCGCTAGTAGCAAAAGTGTTTCTCAAGCGTTTAGAAATGCCATGCCCGAATCAGCGGAATCATACTTGCTTTCCGGCCTCAAAGAAGGCGGCGAGGAGTTGGCCCAAAAGACCGTTGATGATGGTGTTAAGGGTCTGATCAACTACATTGGCGAGACCGAATACTTCAAGGACCTTTTGAATAGCAGAGCATATAAGGACGCGGCGTTAGGTGGTCTGATCGGTGGTAGCGTGGGTAATTTCTTTAAGAGACCTGTTGGCGCTTCAAATATCTCAGAGGAGATCATGCTCGAAGCGGTGGAGAACGCTGATGGTATAATAGCGGCCTACAACAACAACAATAACATCGGCAAGCTGAAGCAGGACATGAAGGGGCCAAGGGAGGATTTTATGAATCTTTCTGCTCATCCTAACTGGAAGAACCTTGACAGACCTAAGAAGGCCAGGGCTTTTGGCATTACCCAGCAGATACGAACCCTTGAGGATACAGACCTGAAGGACCCTATTATCAATGCTCAGATTGAAAGATTGAAAAACGAGCGTCAAGAAATCTTGTCGCTTGGGGAAAACGGCATCAGCGCCAAGTCAGTAGGCACGTCAACAACACCTCAGCGTGTTGTGATTGGTGGACAGTACGCCAACTTCTTTATTAACGAGGATGGTGACTACGAGATAGAATACAACAACGGTAAGAGTGTTATTGTTGAGAAGGGAGAGGGTGCAGTCGATAAGATTCGCGAAATGGGAATCGAGACCGACGAGGGTGTTGTCGGTGAAATGAACATCGAGAATCAAAACACTCTCATTACGCCAACGCTTGAGAAGGGTGCGACGATTAACTACGCCGGGAAGAATGCGACTCTTAATAATTACGCTGAGAAGAACGGGAAGATAGTATCGGTAAACATCACCACCGAGGACGGCAAGACGTTACAGATAAGAGAGGGCCAGCAGGGCAACTCCAAGTTATTGCTTGAAAATCTTAACAATCTAAAATATGATAAAGAAAACGAAACAAGGGTATCAGGTCAAGTCGGAGTCGGGCAAGAACCTGTCGCAGCCAAACCTATCGAAGTCCCAAGCGCAGAAACGCCTGAAGCAGGTGGAGTACTTCAAGCACAAAGGGAAGAAGTAGAAAAGGAAAGACAAGAAGAGTTAAAAAATAGAGTAGTTTATGATAGAAAACCAACAGTTGAAGACGGGGAGTTTAAAATAATTGGTGATCCAAATAATAGAATTTTTAGAGTAAATGAAAATACCGGAAGACCTCAAGTATTAGATGAAAGTAATGGATTATGGAGCAACACAGAAGAATCTCCTAATTTGTTTTTTGAAATTGTAAGTAGAAGTGGTTTTCAAAAATCTAAAGATAAAATCAATGCTGAATACGACGCAAAACTAGCCGCCCTCGAAGCCTCCAAAACACAAGCCGCCCCTCAAGTAGAAGAAGCAGCTCCGGCTAAAAAAGAAAAAGCTCCAGAGACAAAGCCTGAAGTCAAAACCGAACCCAAGACTACTCGTAAAAAGCGCATCGCCAAGATATTTGAGGGCGAGGAGGAGGCCGAGCCTGCGGCAGTTGAAACTAAGACTGAGGAGCGCAAACCACGGGAGTCTAGGTTATTTGAAACCGAAGAAAACGAGAAATTTGTAAGTGATAGGATAGAAGAAGTTAATAAAAACGGAAAGCCGCTCTCTGAATTCAAAGTTGGCGACATAGTGGTTCGTGCTATTGATGAAAGAATGGGTTGGGTAAGTTATATCGAAGGCGTAGTCCTTGGCCCGGATGAAACTGAAAATATTGTAATAGAAAGACTCCCTGGAAACATTGACTCAGAAGAATGGCCAGAATCTTACGTGGGCAATAACTCATTGGTGATTTTAAAGCCAGAAGGAGAACCCGCATATGCAGGAGAAGCGAATTTCCGCCGAACCGAGCTTACTGAGGGGAAAAAGGCTCCTGAAACAAAGCCTGAGCCTAAGACCAAAAAAGAACCTGAAACAGAGGCTCCAGCCACAAAGCCAACTATAAACAGCAAAAAGGTATTCCCTGCTAAATTCACAAAAGAAAACATTGGAAAAATAGTAGGTGCTACTGTGATTATGGGTACTCATATGTCTGGGCCTATGAAAATAGCAAGAGTAGGAGAACCGTTTGATCTTAGTGATGACCCTGGATACAATGACAGAGAAGATGTAACGGAAGCGTATTTTTTGTTTGGTGAAGATCAGAGAGGTATACGTGTTTTTATAAACGATAATGGACAGCTAGAAAGCACACATACATTTCTTGATTTTGGTGCAACATTAAGAGAGATCACAAGTGAAACACCTATTTCTTTAAGTGACTTAGGAAGTGGGAACTTGATAAAATCAATAAAAGACGGTCAGGAGTATGAGGTATTAAGTTCATATTCTACAAGCGTTACTCCGACATTAATATCTGAAATACAAAATATCAACACAGGTGAAATTGTTAAGGTTCCCAATGAAAAAGAACCTAACTATTTGTTCGTTGCTGGAAAATACAAAAAGAAAAGAAAATCTAAGGATAAAGTAGAACCAGTAGAAACAAAGACGGAGACCAAAAAAGAACCTGAAACAAAGGCTGAAAAGAAAACAGGCAAACAGCCGGTGTCAAAACAAGCACCTAAAACTGTTCAAAAATCTAATAGGAATACCTTTATACCCGCAGGTGTAAAGGGGACATTGTCTTCTCCAGAATTTTACAAATCTGAAACTGATCTAACCCAAGAGTATCCTCAGCTTCTTAGATACAATCAATTCAACATTGGAGAGGCGTCGGCTGTGGATTTGTATTTGTTGATTCAAATGTCACATCCACAAGAGTGGGGATTTAACGTACCGAGGTCATCAGTTTTAGAGGAATGGAGAAAAAGAAACGATTCTATTGCAAAAGAACTCGGTCTTACAACCAATCCTGATGCATTGTATAAATATCATCATGGAGGAGATGTAAAAAAATTAAAGGATAGAGATAAGGAATGGTGGGCGATTGCTCAAAATTCAGACCCTGTTGTTGATTATGAAGAAGAGCTGAAGCTGAATGAAAAACTTCTTGCCGAGGCTAAGGATAAACTTAAATCAATTAAGAAAAGCAACAAAGATGCATTCAGATCACAAGAGTTTAGAATTGAATATATAAATGGAAATATTAAGTTATTAAAAGAAGGTATTAAGAATGGATTGTCAACCCCTAGCACAAGTGTTGAAGTTCAAGAACAGAAGGCTACTAATTACAAAATGCCATCTAAGGTTGATCCTAAGAAATCAGAGGATGTTGAGTGGGGTAATGAAACTGTAGATGAAAACGGTGACGTTTTGTTTACCGAATCAAACGACTTCGATAAAACAAAAGTTACTATAGAGAAAGAAGGCAAGGACGATGACGGAAATCCTGAATACGTTTTAAAGACAAGTGTGCGAAATAAATTTAATTTAGATACACGATATGAAAACGTTCAAACATTTAGTTCATTAGAGGAAGCAAAAGAAGCAGCAATAAAATCCGTTAAGGATCTAAAAGAAGCATATGAATATGATACTATCCCGGCGTCTAAAGAGGACTACGAAAAAGCATTTGAATATGTAAAAAAGGCAGCTAGTGCGGTTGAGGTTTTGGATATGCCTATTTGGAATCGTGATCCAAAAAAAATAATAAAGTATCTGCAAGATGAATATGGATTTAGCAGCGAGCTAAGTTCTTTGCTTGTTAATAAAGGTATTAACTGGGCCGAACATTTAGCTTATGATTTAAAAGAATTTACTTTTGATGATTTTAAAAAAGATTATGGCTCAACTCCTTTTGCAAAGGACGTTAAGTCTGTTCTTGAAAGCGAAGCTAAGACTCCTAAAAAAGAGGCGCCAAAGCGCACAGGCAAGGCACGTATTGCTAAGATGTTCGAGACCGATGGTGAGAACGCCGCTGAAAGAATTCAAGAGTTTGTCAAGGAGTCTGGCATTGATGTAAAAATTATTGACGACAACGAGGCACAGAGGCTCGGTCAACAGCGTCAGGTGGAGGGTAGTATCGATGGTATATTCCTTGCCAGCAAAGACTACGGTGTAATCTACATTAACCGCGACCGACTCAAGAGTTCAAGCGGTAGGGTTATCGCGTTTCACGAGGGTATTCACCCGGTGATAAATATCATCCGCAACACAAACCCTGAGCTTTATCAGGCTATTGTAGACGGGATTAAGGGCGAGGCGCAGGTAAACGGCGCTATTGCTAATATCATAAACGAGGTGAAGGACACGGGAGGATACCAACTAAAGGGTAGCGAAACCATTGAGGACGAGATTGTCGTAGAGACGCTTGCTAAAATTGTTACCGGGGACGTTAATGTTACTGAGCTTAACAAAAGCCTCAAGGACCTACTCGTTGACATAATGAACAAGATAGCCAGAATGTTTGGCTATAACCCTGTGGACAAGAACGCGTCTGCTAAAAAGTTCAGAGAGTTTGCTCAGAAGCTTTCGTTTGCCATGAATAATGGCGGGACGATAGGTGATGTTGTTGGTAAGGAAAACGTGAAGCGATACGAAAACATTATCCTGGGTAATAATGGTGGTCAGTTCACTATTCTTAACCGCGACAAAACCAACAGAGGCGTGGTAAAAGATACCACTGTAGAACGTCCATTTGATAGCTCCCTGATCCAATACGCCGACATTAAGGAGTACGACGGAAAAACAGCTGTTGGTTTCTTAGGTGACAAGCAGGTTGTGGGGGATGTTGTGTCTCCTACAGGAGTACCTTTTTATGGCAGAGGTGGCGGATTTTACCCGATATGGGCGAACCAAAAGGAGCTGGCCAACCTAATCTCAGGTAAAATAAGTGAGATACTAAATGGCTCTGTGTGGGCGACCACCGACGAGGATGGGGCAAACAAGCTATTGAATGCTTTAAAGAAGGGTCAGCTTGCGGCTATAGGCGCTCAGGCATCTACTGGAGTTCTGGGTAACAAGATGATGCTTGCACACTACGCTGACTTGTTGAATAAGGCACTGAAGCCGCACCAAGACACACTGGCAAGTAGCAAGTCAACTCCACAGCAGAAGGCCGAGGCGAAGAAGTTCATAAACGAACTGTTGGACGCGATAAACAATCCCCTCAACACAGCGTTTCAAAAGGACTTTCCATTTTATGAAAAACTCTTAGAGGACAGACCGGGGACGGTGGTTATAAGAAAACAGTTAGCCGATATAGAGAAAGAAGAAAACAAAATAAAGAAGTCGCTGAAGGATGGAAAAATAACTCCAGCAGAGTTTAACAAGTCTTCAAAGGGGATAGCTGCCCGAAAGAACACGGCCCTGGCCAAGATAGACGCCATTTATAAAAAGGGTATAAGATTCAATTCGGTTCAAGAGCTTTATGACGAACTTTTTGATTCTACCTATGACGTAAGATCAAGCTACTTCAAAAAAGTATTCAATGTAGGTAACAGCCTGAAGTTTGGTATTCCTTCCATTAGCGGAGGTGCTACCTATAAAATGGATCAGACTATTCTTGACTACACTAACGAACCAGCGTTTGCCAACGCCGAGTACGGAGACGTTGTAGGATTTGTAGAGTACGATCCTGAGTCCCTGAAGGTTGTAAAGACAGAGGAGGCCGACGAGTACCACCATAAGTCTTATAACTACGTTATTAGCGGTACAATTAAGTCAGTCAAGTATCTAAATGAAATGCTTGACGCTCGTTCAATATTCTACGAGTCAAAGCCGATGGGTACAGGTAAGGACGTGAACCCTACACAGTTTGGCCTGCGAGGAAAACCTGAGGCGGCTAAGGCCATTATGGGCGCAATGCCATCAGCAAAAATCAAAGCAGCAGAGGTAACCAAGCGTGAGGCGGAGTTTAATAAACCTAAACAGGTCGCCCAGGAAGGTCAGATGTCCATGATTAACCGAAGCAATGACGAGATTCAGAGGTTGATGGAGGACGCAATGGATGCCATTGACGAGGCGATTGCATCAGGCACGGACGCCCAGATAGCTGTTAATGACTTTGTTGGTAGCCAGGACTGGTACAATGAACTTAATCCGAAGTATAAGAATCAATTCGATGAGTTCATTAAGGAGGACTTTGGTGTTACACCTAGGGGCCTACCTAAGAAGCCGGCTCCAAAGGCCCCAAAGGCTCCAAAGGCAGCGCCTACCTCCGGGTTGGCGGCAAACATCAGTAGTATTGTTGAAAATTACTATAAGATCAAGGACGGGGACCGTGCCGAACGTGCAGCAGCTCGTGATGCCATTGATGAAATTTTGGATCTCGACCCAAAGTTGAAGTATATTTACAAAAATATTAGCGACATTAACAAGCAGCTGCAAGAAGCAGGTGTGATAACAGATAAAACCGACGGTTGCCCGTAATAAAACATGAAACCTTATAGCTTAGACAAAGGTGTAGTAGACCTACTAGCTCCACGCCATCTTGACGAGATGGATGCATTTTACTTCTATCGTGCCGCCAGCAACTGGTGTCAGGGTGTTGGATACTTCAAGGCGGCTGCCTTTTTCGCGGCTGAGTCGCAGGATGAACTCGAACACGCGGCCAAGATTGAAAAGTACTTGGTGGACTGGAACATCACGGTTCCACTTCCCACTGTACCCAAGCCACGCGTAGACTTCTCCGGGCTTCTTGAGGTGCTAGAGGAGGCATACAAGATTGAGTACGATTTGTACGAGGCGTATGAAGACACGTCCAAAAAACTTTTCAACATGGACCTTTGCACGTTTGACTTCTTGCAACAGTTCCGTTTGATACAGACCAAGTCTGTTGCGGAGTACAGCGACAAGCTCAATATGCTTGAGGATGTGGATGGAAAGGATAAATTCAAGTTATTGCTTCTCGAAGAAAAATTGTTCTAATGGCGAAACCTTGTAAGGTAACTATAAAGATGCCGGGCGCTACTGCTGCGGAGGAAAAAACCTTTGAGCAGTACATGGAGATGCTCTATAACGGGGCGCTGCAGGAGCTTATCAACAACGACAAATTGAACGTTAACGCCCTCAAGGGTGATAATCCGTTTACCGAGGCTCCTAAGACCACCAAGAAACAACCTAAAGAAAAGAAGAGCGCAATGTCTGACTTCATGAAGTCAAGACTAGGCGAGGCTTACGGCGACGTAAGGCAGAGGGCTTATGGAGAAAGGCTTGCAGAGCAACGAGGCATAGGTACTGAAGAGTATATTGCCATTGATCAAAGGGCCATGGAGGTTTTAGCAAACGAAAAGTTCGAGCAACTTAAAGCCCAATATGAAGCTGGAGAAACGGATATATTTAATGACTTGTTAAGTGCATACGGAAACACAACCGAGAACGAATGGATTGAAAACTCTGGGTTAAAGTATGAGTACTTAGTGGTTATGGCTAAGGCTGCTAACTACTTCTACGTGAAGGGCGATTATAAGATGGCCAAGAAGATATATAATACTAAGGGTACATCAGGAACTACGGCCGGTCAAACAGTAGCTGCACTTGCGGCGGCGTCAACTCCAGAGCAGTTAGCAAACCGAATAATGGACGAGGATAGTTCAAAGCGGAATTTCCTCAATCAGGTAACGTCAGGCGGAATGACTATTGGAGAGGCTATCACACAACTGCGTGAGATAGCAAAACTCAACCAGGCCGAGGCAATCGCTATTGTTGCGGCTGCAATGCCAAAGGTTAAGAAGACGGCCACCGTTGTAACGGTCAAGCCGGAGTTTAAGGCTCAAAGAACCGCTAGTGTAAACGCAATCAAGGGTATTCTGGCGAAGAAAAGGACCCCAGGCCCACTTGCCTTGTCAAATTCAATTATAGCTGAGATAACTCCACACATCAGGGACCTTATTATGTCATACATCGAGGAGGGTGCGTACTCGGCCAAGATGATTAAGAACAAGGTGTGGAATCAAATCAAGGACGTACTGCCCGGTGAACGTACAGCGATAGATCAAATCGTTGACGACAACATGTCCTCTTTCGATACCGACATTAAGAAGAACAAAGAGGTAACCGCAACCAAGCGTTTGGCCAAGGCGTTCGAGGGTATTGCTGACACAAGGAACGTCAAGGACAAGGCCCTGAAGATGTTGTCCGACACGATTCTACAGAACGACCCTGATTACGTCATGGCCAAGAGCCGTGGCGAGAAGGTGAAGGCAAAGGACAGGCTCAAGACAATCCTAAACAACAAGGCCCAGGTTGAGTCGATGGTGACCAAGGCCATGAATATTGCCAAGGCAAACGTAGACGCTAACGAGAAGTTAGACGCTGCGACCAAGATGGCAATCAAGAACGAGATTGACGCGCTAGTATCTGACCTGCTTGAGATGCCAATTGGTGGTGTAGAAAAAAGAGCCGCAGCCGCATCGCTTAGCAAGGAGGATATGGACAAGGAGATTGCTCGTATAGCCGCCGAACACATCACAAATCAAAACGCGAAAATACAAACCCTTGCAGAGGCGCTGGTCAACAACCTTGGAATAGACCCGGCATACGCCTCACAGCTACAGACTGAAATCGAGCCTTTGATTGCGGAGAAGGTTGATGAAAAAATCAAGGCCAAAAAGCAGAGCATAGACTCGATCATGCAGGGAATTAAGGACGCCGAGAGTGTGAAGAAGGGAGTTATCAGGGCTATTTCTAAGGGACAGGTTTCTGATTCTCAGTTTGAGGCCGCTCTTTTGGACACGCTTGGCTATAAGGGGATATCTCAAAGCGACATTGTGAAGTTGCAGGGATACTTTGATAGGCTGCAAGCACTCCAGCCCGGAGAGGAGTTGTACCAAGAGATTAACAGGTACATCAACGACATCCTTAGTGAGTACGACGAGACCACTGCCGCACTTGTTGGCCGCTGGCTTACCGAGCAGTTCTATACGAACGCGCTTTCGGATATATTTAAGACGGCGATCATGGCATCCGGTGTGGGTGCTGTAGTATCGAGCATTCAGCACGGTGCGTTCACGGCTCTTTACAACCCGGCTAGAATGGCCAGGGCGATTAAGTTTGCTAAAATGATGAGGGCCGAGGGCGCCACAATGGGATGGGAAACCGTTGCCGCGAAGTGGGAAAAACCACAGTCTAGGTTTGGTGAAACAACCATGCTTGAAAGACCTGAGGAAAAAGCTCACGGCGCAATCTATCGTGTTACAAAGAAGGAGTACGCTCAGATACTAAGCGACTTCATAAACAAGAAGGGAGGCAGGAGAGCGCGTTACGCAACAGAAGCCTTTTTAAAGTCCTTTAGTCAATTAATGAGTTCCGGTTATAGAAAGCGCAAGTTCTTGCCTGCCCTTTCGGAGATAAGTATGGTACTCATGAGCGCCCAGGATATACTTATGGGCGGCGCCTTGCAAGACATTTACACCTACATCGAGGCTGAAAATTACCTCGACATGGTGAATAAGAAGTCAGGTGTCAAGATGAAGAAGGGGTCAGCGGTTTGGAATCAACAACTTAAGGAGCTTATACAGGCAGGTCCTGATCAGATAAACAATTTCAAAAGCGAGGTTGCTCAAGAGGCGGCAGAAAGGATTGCCAACGGAGAGTCGTTACCGAAGGGTTGGGCAAAGAGAAAGCTTCGCGACAAGGTTCATAACGCAATGCCTAAAGAAGTTATCGACGAGATGGCTCACCAGGCCAGGAAGTCCCTCCTTCTTCAAAAACCGGAAACACTTGCTGGAGCAGCTGTGTTCAACCTCATATCCAAGGCAACTCCATTTCGAGATACGGACAACCCGGTTGTTGCGTTTGGAAGACTTACCCTGAGTACGGTGCTAGGCTTCATCCGATTAAACACGGTAATGGCAGAATACTTCTACAAGTCCATACCTGTTGTTCCTGCTGTAATAGCGGCCATACCGGGTAAAAAGATTACTGGGGTTAAGGTTAGATACATAGACGGAAAGGCAACCACCGTACCTCTAACTAACGAGGAGAAGATATCCAGAGCGTTTAAAAACGTAGTGGCTACAATGATTTGGGGTGGTCTTATCGCGTCATTGTTTGACTTTGGCGACGAGGATGACGATGAAGTGAAACTCGACCCTAATGCGTGGATCAAATTCTATGGATCGGCCGAGGACAGCAAGCAAAGAGCTGAGATGGAGGCTGAGGGTGCGGAGCCAAACAGTGTAACCATAGCAGGCAAAAATATTCCTCTGTCATTGACAGGCCCTGTGTTTGGGGCAATAGGTAAAATCCTTGGCGAGGTATCAAACGATATAAGGTTTGGTGAAGGGGATAAAACAACCGTCGGCTTTAACAAGATACTTGCTCTTGTCGGCGCCCAGCTAACAGGTAGTGAGATGTCCGCGCCAAAGAGAGCGATAGAAAAACTATACGGTGGATATGGCGAGGCAAAGGCGGCTGAAGCGTTGGAGATATTTTTCTTAGACGGTATCGAAACATCGTTCTCCCCAACCCTGTATGAAAACATTAAGAAGGACTACGAGGCGTGGAAGGGTATTCAAAAGGAGAAACGAAGCGGGGCGGTTGATAACATAGTGTCGGATATTTTCTTTACTGATGTATTCATGGACACCAACGGAGGTCTGATGTACGACCACTTCGGCGAGCCTGTGTACGTGCAGCCATCGAACCCGGTACTCAAGGCTCTTCTTCCAGAAAGTGTATGGAAGGACGGAACAAGCCACGTTGAAAACAGCCCGTATTATAACCTAACAAAGGAGAAGTGGTTCCCTAAGACTTACTCTAGATGGGATGCCAAGGACTGGATAGAGGTAAATGTTGGCTCGGAGAGGGAACCTTTTGAGATGGACGACGACTTCAAGCAGTCACTTAGTCTTATAATCAACAAGGAAACCGCTCAACTAATAAATAGCAATAAGTCAAGTATAGACGCTGCTTCACAGGCAGAAAAGATTGAGTTGTTGAGTAGCTATCGCCAGGACGCAATCGAAAATGTTCGTTATGAGTTTTGGCAAAAGATGTACGATCTAGACGTGCAGGGCATGAGCGAGAAGGGTATGCAAGAGGCGGTTTACAAAAAAAGAGAGCAAATAGTAACCGAGTTACGAAAAAAATACGGCATCGAAACAAAATAATCTACTATATTTGTGAGCGCAATGCAGCATGATATCAATCATACAGATATGACAGGACAAGGATACGTAGACGGAGCGGCGTCAGTTTTATTAACTACATTTGCTACCGTGCTTTCATGGCAGGAACAGGCCGAGTGGGCCTTCCGAATCGCGTCTCTACTCCTTGCATGCACTGTGTCTATCGTCGTTCTTTATGGCCACCACAAGAAGGCCAAGGCGAAGCGTTCTACCAAGTAATTTCTCCCTTCTGTAGTTGTATACCTTCTGAAAACACAGAGGGCGGTGATCAGCCCGCCCTCAAAGTTCTCGTCTCCCGACTGCACTGATGTGCGCGAACTTGCGATGCAAATATATGACATTTATTAATTAATGCAAAATAATTTGCATAACTAAACATGAGGATATATATTCGCCCCGGTTTTGGTAATAATAGTGTTAGTGATTACTTATGGTTGACCCAGGCAACGGCTTGGGTTTTCTTTTTATATTTGCATTCAATACAACGATATGATAGAATTGAAAATAGCGGATCCAACCCCGCATGAATTAGGCGAATATAGAGTGCTAATTAAGGAGCTAAAGGAAAGGTTCCCCGACGCAACTGTACTTGTTGACAGGGAGTATTCAGATTACGCGATTAGTATTACATCAATATGGATAGACGGTGACAAACGCACAGACTCGCATTCCGCAATTTACCCCTCGGTTCCCAACCGGGGGACGGCGCAAATCAAGGCGGACATTCTCGCCCTTACCTTCGCTATGCGCGAACTTGGGTTTGATATCAAGTTCCTGGACAGCGATCCGGTTATTCGCGAGAAGGTTTCGATAACCCGTGGTAAGCTCGATTCTTGCATATCTCTTCGTCAGATGGTGGAATTGCTTGAAGAAGCAAACCACGAAAAGCTCGACGAGGTAAAGATTCTGATTGAGAACAAACGAAAGGAGGGCGGTCGCCCTAGCAAGAAGTCTGTAATAGATTTTATCTTTTCGGGGGCTAAGGAAGAGAAAAGGGCGCAGCCTGTACGCACCGGTCCGGAGTGGGCGCGAGTCAAGATGGAGTGGCGTGACAAATTTCCTACATCTAAGTATGTGAAAATGTACAAAAGTCTCGACGAGTTTTGTACCTTTGCTTCTGACGCAGAGTGTAAATCATGATTTCAACAATTACAAAGATACAGATCGAGGGAAACGACATCGTATCTTTTTTAAACGGGACTAACTATGTAATTGGCATGAGTCAAATCATGCCTCAGGTTCCTACGTACATTTCATACTCGTATGATACGATTTCGATAACGCAGGATGGAAACAAATCGTTTGAGTTTCCCATTTACACTATAAACGAGGTTGGTGGCAATGCCTTTGTTCCAATCAACTCTAATAATTCAGTAGCTGAAATCCAGGCAAGAACTATTGAAATTTATAGACTGCTTGTGACGTCTGTATTCAAGGGGTGTTGCGAGTGTGGTAACACAGAGCCTGAGTGTTCTATTCAGTATACTTACGGAAACGGAACAGACTCAGGGACCATATATTACGACGGCGGAGGGGCTATTCGAGTTAGTTACACTACTGCGAACAATCAAGACTTCACAGGATTCTGGCCCATCATTCAAGACGGCTCATGGATATTTATCTTCAGCAAGACAGATCCAACTGTATTCGGAATTTATCAGCTATCAAACTACTCTGACGGCGGCCCTGGTGTTTACGCTCAGTTTAATGCCACACTTCTTGACGGACCTTCTAGCTTCCCCGACGGCACTTCGCTATGCGTGGACGTTACCTCTGTTGGGGGAAGCCTTGGGACCGTCACCTCGATAACGGCAGGGGTAGGGCTTGACGGGGGGACTATAACCTCAAGCGGAACCATTGACCTTGCAGACACGGCTGTAACCCCAGGGGCCTATACCAATGCGAACATAACCGTTGACCAGCAGGGGCGAATCACCTCGGCCTCTAGCGGCACTGCGGGGACAGGAACCGTTACGTCGATTGATGTGGACGGCGGGACAGGGATTTCGGTCTCTCCTGCCGGGCCTATAACCACGTCGGGAACCTTCACGGTTACCAACACGGCTCCTGACCAAACGGTTTCTCTTGGAACCACAGGCACAGGACTTGCGGTTACAGGGACCTATCCAAGTTTTACCTTACAGAACACGCTTCCCGACCAAACGGTTTCTTTGACTGCGGGTACAGGAATCAGCGTGACAGGTACATACCCAAGCTTCACCATAGCGTCCACAGGCGGGGGAGGAATACTGCACGGAACCGCATCGGGAACGGACACGTATACGTCTACTATTACAGGGGCAACCACTTATGCGGACGGAGACGCTTACTTGATTCGTTTTACAAACGGCAACACGACGTCTAGTACTTTGAATATAAATGGCTTTGGCGCCATATCTATTTATAGAAACAACGACGGGCCTGTCATTGGAGGAGATATTTGGGCCGGGGCTGAGATGCTCTGTGTATACAACTCGACTACCAATGCGTTTCAGGCTATTGGAACGTCTCCTAACAGCTTGTTCTCATACGTTACCAACGACGACTCGGTGACGATCACCAAGGGCCAGGCTGTTTATGCCTTTAGCGGTACAGGGGATCGCATGACTGTTAAACTAGCCAACAACACAACCGACGGCACGTCCGCTCAGACTGTTGGTCTTGTTTACTCAGACTCTATTGGCGCCAACCAAAAGGGTATAATCATCATGCAGGGACTGATTACAGGGCTTAGCACTTTGAAACCCGTTGATGGATGGGCGGATGGAATGCCTGTATATCTAGGCCCAACTGCGGGTTCAAAGACGTTTACCAAGCCATATGCCCCTAACCATTTGGTTTACTTAGGGATTGTAACCACGGCTAATCCAGGTGGTTCGGGAAGGATGTATGTCCGTGTACAGAACGGATATGAGTTAGACGAGTTGCATAACGTACAAGCAAAGACTCCAAGCCTCAAGGACACCTTGTGGTACGACAACTCGGTTTCTCCTGGTCAATGGAAGACCGCGTCTATATCCACCATACTTGGATACACCCCGGCTGATATTAATTCTCCTGCATTTACAGGAACACCAACAGCACCAACTGCTGCATCAGGAACTAATACAACTCAGATAGCCACAACGGCTTTTGTAACAAATGCTGTGCAACAATCATTATCTTTTACAGGTTATTTTGGGGATGGCACAGATGGGAGTGTAACAATTAATGGGTCAAGTGGATCAGGCGGCACGGTAACCCTTGCCAATGATATGTACTATAATGATTTAACTATTGATGCAGGAGGTATTTTATACTTAAATGGTTATAGAATATTCGTGAGTGGGACTTTAGATCTTACTAATGCTGGGTCTTCTGCTATACACAACAATGGATATGGAGGAGCAAATAATGCTAATAGCACAGGTGGAGCTTCTAATCTTACTGGTACTGGTGGTCGAGGTGGATTTGGGTCTACGGTTTATGGATGGTTTATAGGGGGAAGTGCTACAAATGGAAAGCATAAAGGAGGATCTGGAGGGAATGGTGGAACGTCAAGTGGAAATGGAAGTGCAGGATCTAGTCCACCTGTTTTATTAAGTACAGAAGGTCTTATCGGGGGAGTAGGGGGAATAGGAGGTGTAGGTGGAAATTCAGCATCCGGGGCAACGGGAGGTGCAGGAGCTACTGGACAAGCTACGGGTATAAGTGTAACCAACTTTGGAACATATACCCCACAAACATTTATAACAAATCCAGCAGGATCAGGTACATTTTTTAATAGGACTAGACAAGATGTTTCTAATACAGCAAACATCAGCTTTACTTCTACTACTTATATATACTTTGCAGGAGGTCACGGAGGCGGTGGAGGGGGAAGTGGTGCTAATGTAACCGTTGCTGGAAATGGAGGTGGAGCTGGAGGTGGAGGTGGAGGAACCACCGTTATATTTGCTAGAAACATAGTAGTTGGTCCTTCAACAAATGCAGCAGCTATTTCGGCAAGAGGTGGCAGAGGAGGTAATGGAGGATCTCACACCACATTCAATGGAACAGGTAGTGGGGGAGCAGGCGGTGGAGGCGGTGGATTTGTTTACTTAGCTGCAGGAAGCATCAGCGGAACTAGTGGCGTTACATTTGTATCAGCAGATGGAGGAACTGGAGGAACTGGAGGAGATGGAAGAGGTGCTGGTAACTTTGGTGGACAAGGTGGTTCAGGTGGCAACGGAGGAAAAATAACAGTAATAAATATGGCGGCTAACTCTGTAACAGTTGTTGATTCTACTGCGGTAGCAGCATCTACGGCTGCAACTCCAACAGGAATAACAGGAACAGCAGGAACAGCAGGTGCAACTTGTACATTCTCATCATAACATGGAAAGGATAATAATGACTTGCGGTGTTTGCTCTACACCATTGGGGTATATAGACATTGAGGTAGTAAGCCCACATTTATTTCAAGCGTATATATGCGGGATATGCAGCAACTTAGTGCCTGATTTAGATAGTGTTATTGAACCTATCCCTGATCCGGAACCCGTAGTTCCAGAAGAACCAATAAATCCAGAATAATGCAGAACCTAGACAAGTCACTACGACTCTTGAACCTCCCTTCGGAGATAGGGGCAATCAACGGGCAGATCAACAAGAGAACTACTAAGTCTCTTGTGGAAATTTGCGTAATGGACTATACTAAAATGGTCAAGGGGGCAAATGGAAAGCTCGGCCCGACCGTTACCTACAACTACGTCATAGACTCTGCGGTCTCTTCGTTCGGGGCCTATCCCTTGAACCTTGCCGCAATCCATCTTCACTCAAGCGACATGGATCTTGTAAGCATGGAGAACGGAACCTTCGTGTTCTATCGCCCATACCAGGAGTTTACCATTGACACGGTGCTGGACTCAAGCGGAAACCTTGTTAATCTCCCAGAGGGTACAGGGCAGAAGAGTTGGACCGGGTGGAACGAGGTTCGCATCGTCCCTACGGCTAATGGGTACGACTATAACTTCTATTACGAGCAGGGCTTTAACAATTATTTCGGGGTGTACTATCCACACGACGAGAACGTGACCTGGAGATCGATCCTTAGAAAGACCTTCATAAAGACCACATCGACCCCAAATCCGACACGTTTTACCAAGTCCTACCCTAAGTATACCATTGCCGAATTGAAGGCAAAGACGGGGCTAAATGACTTCCAACTGGCAGATTCATTCGGGACCACATGGCACGTCGAGCTCAAGAGCCACGACACACACTGCTTGAACATAGCGGCAGACATCGTGACGGTTGACGAGACCACGTTAAAGGGTGAGGTTTACATTAATGGAATCTTGTCTAAAGACATTCCATACACTAGTCTAATCAGTTCTTACGGGAAGAATCTACCTGACTTCGTGTGCAGGTGGAAGCTGTATAATGATAAGTTCACTAAGACCGGAACCAACGTGTTTGGAACCGCGTGGGACATAACCCTATACTCTAACCAGGACACGACCATAAGACTTGTCAAAGGAAACGAGGTTAAATACGACGCGGCAACCAAGATGTTGACCTACCCAGAAGGTAGCAGACTGGCCTTTGACTTTGAGTTCCTCCCTGCCCAGGGCAAGAACGAGACAAGCGGCTCATCAATCGACTTAGACACAATGTATAAATATATCCTATGAAAAAGATAATCAACAAGCTTCAAATGTTCGACGGCCTTTGGTCTATTCCAATCGCCTTCTTTTTGTTTTTACTCGCAGGTTCTTACAGCGCTGAGTATTTCGGGGACGGACTGATCTCAACGGAGTACATTCAGCAGGTTTTACTTGCCGCACTTGTCATGATTTTTGCTAACTTTGTGGTGTTCCTTGGGGCGTTCTTTAACTTCCGTGGTTTGCAGAACTACTTCTATAGTAAAGACGCCAAGGCGGAACTCGAATACTCATCTACACCATGGCAAAGAATCGTTTTATACCTTGTTGTTTACTTTGGATTATTCTTATCCTTCCTTCTAATCTTGTGGCTGATAATGACGGTTACTGCGTCCGTGCCACAGCCGCTTCCTTTGTAGGCGTAAGGGAGAAAGGAGGTAACAATCAGGGTTTCAATGACAGGGACCTCCAGAAGATGATGGCTAACGTCGGGTGGAAGCCCGGCTATGCATGGTGCGCGTTCTTCGTCAGGGCTATCCTTGACGAGTGCGGTGTCCAAAACAGCATTACTGGCTGGTCTCCGTCAGCGTATAACAAGAACGATGTAGTCTTTACAGACGGAAGGTTCTATCAGTCGTTCAAGGAAGGGGACGTGCTTGTCGCCACGTTCACCTACTCTAACTTTAGAAAGTCAAGGTTCAAGGGAATCGGCCACACCGGGATTGTAGATCGTATTGGGGAGTATTCTATCCGCACCATCGAGGGGAACACCAACGAGCAGGGCATGAGAGACTCTCGCTCAAGGGATGGGGTGTATGTCAAGATCCGCCCACTATCGAAGAACACCCACATAACAAGGTGGAAAAAATCTTCAAGGTTTAGATAAAAAAAAGGCCACCCCGTTGGATGGCCCTCTTTCAACAATAAACAACTATAACAACTATAACAACTAGAACACAAAAAAGTATAACGTCGTGGCGGAGGTAACAATCGTTGCACACTTCCAGAATATCTTTCTCCTTCTCTCCTTCTTCATCTCCTGCTTCATGTCAAGGTACTGAGTCTTTAGGAACCTGATCTCTGCGAGTTGGTTCTGTCTTACCTCTGTGCAAAGGTCGTTGTTTTGTATGGCCAAGTCAAGGGCTATCTGGGCAGCCTCTAGCTGGTCTTTCATCTGTTGTATACGCATCGAACGTGACTCAATGGTCATCTTGTTCTGCCGTATGGTCTCAGCGGCTGCTGATACGATTTCCTGGGCTTCTCTTGGCAACTGTGGAACCTCACTCGGCTGGCTGTAGACGGCCTGAGCGATACTCATTAAGAAGATAATTCCAAGAGAGCGTGTAAAGTTTTTGTAGCGTGTCATTTGGCATTTTGGGTATTCGTGAAATCAATATCTTAGACTTGGCTATCTGCTCCTGTTCTATGACGAACTGTTTCTCGTCTTGAACAAGCAGGGAGTCGATGGCGGCCTTTGTTTCCTGTACGATGATGATGTTCTGGTCCATCTTAGCCTCGTACTTTTCGGTTATCTCATGCAGCCTGTCTATGGCTACAGCCTCGTTCTCGGAGCTTTCCTTCAAACCTCCCATGTGGAAGACTAGAAAGAACACCCCGCACAGAATTACAACCGACAGCGCAAGGATAATTAAAGTATATATGTTCTTGGTCTTGTCCATGTTATTCAAAGTTAGCATATCCTAGGTCTTCCCAGGTGGGTGGATCAATCATTTTTTTAGTTCTTTTACTTTGTCCTTGTAGTGGTATATCAACTCCTTCATCTTGTCAAGCGGGAGGCTGAGTCGGTCGTTACGCATGGACTTCAACTCTTCGAGTCTGGCCTTGCCTATCCGCCTCTCAATCCCGATAGCGTATTCTAATAGGTTCCCGTGTTTGTGTTGGTTGCAGTTTACACACTGGCCATGCACGTTGTCCTCATGGAACCTAAGGTTTGGGTAAGACCCCACGGAATAGTAGTGACCTGCGTCTGTTTTACCGACCAAGGGCTTGCCACAGCTTATACACCCACGCTTGGCATCCCTCAGTCGGATAAACTGATTGAAGACCTGTTGTAGTTCTTTCCTCCATTGTGAAACGGATTTGTTCCGCTCCTTGATGGCCTTGAACTCAGCCTTGGTTTTCTTTTCTTTCTGCTTGGAGGAGTAAGCTATCATGCACTCGATGTTCTCACACGTTGCCTGCATCGTGCTGTACTTAGGGATAAACTCCTGCCTACAGATCCTGCACTTCTTATTCCTCGCCTTCATACGCTATCTTATTTTTCGGCAGGTTTCCACTCTGCCTGTTCTTTAGCCAAGTTTGCCTTGACGGTTTCTTCGAGTATCGTCGTGTAGAACTCGCCATATTTCTCGTCGTCGATGTGTTGTTTGAATTGCTCATAGTCTGCTTGTACAGCAAAGGTAGTTGATCCGTTCGTTGTACGCAAGACCGTGAAGTTCCAAAGTTTATTTTCCACGCCGGGGAACGACATGGTTATTGTTCCGGTAAAGTGTTCCACCTTCTTAGATGGCTTGTCTGAGATTTTAATCATAGTTTTTAAAGTGTTTGTTGAAAAAGTATTTTGGTATATCAGAATGACTTAGTTGTACCCTCTCGGCGTTGCCTCCAGTTGCCTTTATTCTTTCGGCCATGGGGACGAGGGACTTGTTTATGTTTCCCCATACCGACGGGTTGTATACGATGGCCGTGTTTCTGTACGTTCCCTTTAGGAAGGACTGCCTTGTTGATGGGTCTATCAGTCCTACAAACGCGTATCTGCTGTCGTAGTTCTTCAGCACGTCTATACCACCCGCGCTGAATCCCACAAGGGCTGTTGTTTGGTAGTCAACATCCGGATCAACCACGGCTAGTGGCGTTCCGTATGGCACGATGAATATCTCGTACCTTGACCACATCCATGTGGGAACCTGCTTCTTCATCCAAGTAGGCGTGGCGTAGTGCATGCCGCACCAGATGACTATGGTACACAACAGGGGGTTCACAGTTTGATGTTGTTCTGTTCTAGCAGCCTGTAAAACTCTTGGTATATTTCATCGCACAGATCCCACTTGTCGGCTGGCATCTCCTCGTACTTTACCTTGGCCCTGAGGTAGTTCCTGATGTCATTGAGCGCGTGGTACATTTCACGAGCCTTTACTGCAAGGTCGAACTCGTACTGATCTTCCGGCAAATTGAATTCAAGTATTGCTTTCATAGGTGTAGATGATTTTAGGTGGTGTAGCCATGTAGTCGTAATAAACGACTTTATGCGGCATACTTACGACTTCTGTTTTTGTTTCTGTCCCGTCGTACCAACACAGATCTGCTTGGGCATCTTCTAGTGTTTTATAGGTGGTTCTCATCCATCCCTCCCAAATCCCTGCTTCTTTCCACTTGTAGCCACCAAAGAACCGCTTCTTCTTTTGTTCGATGGTGTAGTATTCGCTGCCATCGGGGCGCGTGGTCTTGATGATTCGGCATTCTATCTTATTCATGTTCTTTCAGTATTTGTTTTTTCTGAGCTGTTTGGTCAACGTCTCGTGCCTTCTTGCTCTGAGGATCGTCCGCACATTCTTAATGACCTTGTTGGTCTCCGGATCAATTACCTTGAAGTCCATGCTGTGAACGAGTCCGCAGTCGCAACAGGCCATCTTGTATCCCTTCTCGATGGGCATCTGCCATTCGTTCTTGGGAACCTTGTAAAAGTCTACTTTCTTTTTCATTTGTCACCTCCTTCAACAACAGATGTGATAAAATCTTTTTGCATTTTCAATAGCACTTCCGGTTCTTTAAGTCTATGGTGGTGACTCAATTCCCATCCGAAAGTTATTGCCTTTGCCATATTCTCCTCAGTCTGCTCCTTCTCCATTGCTTTGGCTTGGTCTATATAATATTTTTGCCAATACAATTGTGTTGTATCCAATTGCTTTTCCAACCATTCTACCGCAGTCAGCACAGGTTCAGGCTTGGGGCGGTTGTCTGTGATATCTCCATAACTATCTTCGGCATAGATTTCATTCCCATCTTGGTCATATTCAGATTTTACCCAATACTTGTTGCTGAATTCGCGATAGATTGTATTGCCATTCTCATCCTTTATCTCAAAAGGAAATGTCGTAATTTTTAACTGCTGTGCTATTGTCATTTATCAAATCAGTTTAGTTAATAATTGATATCAAGAACCCGATTATACCCCCGGCCTGGGTCGCCATGATGTCGCCATAGCTGAATCTCTTGCCGTTGTAGTTGTCATACAGCTCCTTTGCTACCGCTGTGGTAAACACCGCGATTAAGGAGAACACAGGCGTGATCAGGATGGAACATAGTCCATAGATTACTACGCCGTAGATGGCGTGGTTCGCCTTGTCTTTGTCAAACATTGGTAGTTTCATGTTCACCAAGATGATACGTTAGTTACACAGAATCTGTCGCCGACATAGTTGTTCATCCAAATGTCTTGGTCGAAGCAGAACTTCTTCTTGTTGCCGGAGCATTCGTTTCGTATCTCCAACCAATAGCAGTTGGTGGCCGAGTCGATGCCGTCGTTAGCGATAGTACCGCAGTTGCATTGTTGTGTTGGTTGTGCGGGTTCCGGCTCCTCTTTCTTGCAGGCAAGTAGGGATAGCGCGATTAAAATTGTTAAAGATGTTTTTTTCATTTTTATAAGTTTGAGAATAATCCGTAATTGATTTCGTTTTCGGTTGATGTTCTTTCGTTGAGGTCGTTCGTTCCGCAGAACCCATTGCATTCAAAAAGGGGTTCAACTTCCCTTCCCTCTATGTCATCGAGGGATTTCAAGTTTGGGTAGTCGGGGTGTTTCTTGAGGAAGACAAGCACGTTGCCTGATGACTTGGCGTCCTTGCCCTGATCCTTGAGCATGGTGACTGGCTCTCCCTTCATCTCGGTTAGTTTCCACTCCATGTCGGCCATCGCGTCGAACTTGTCGGGGAAGTCCCGCTTCATCTTCTGCCAGTATCCTATCCCGCCCTGTACACACCCTGTCCCAAAGCAGTTGTTGTTCCTAAAGCCCATCTTGTACATTACAGGTACTTCTATTCCGGCGTTCTGCACCATCTTGATGCAATGGTCTTTGTCGTACCCGAACATGAGTAATGGGTATATCGGCTTGGCCTTGGGGTGATTCATCGTAAGGGAGTTAGCTCTGTTGAATTCTTTCTTATCGAACTCAAAGCCGAACACTTGGTAGTCGTAGTCCTCGTCCTTCTGAAACCTCTCCCTGACTCTGCGTTTGAGCATAGTAGAGCAGATTGCCCCGCTTGCCACGTTGAGGGACTTGTGCTGAGTCCACACGTCTTGTATGCTCTCGTACTTGTTTCCGATTGCCGTGATGGTTTCTATTTCCTTTCCGTACCACAGGGCGCAGTCGTCCTTGAATCGGTAGGTATCCGGATGCTCGTTCTTGGTGTCAATCATGATAACCTTGCAGTTATCAACACCAAACATATCTATCGCCAGTTTACAGGCCACGGCAGACGTTATTCCACCGCTCCACCAACATATTGCTTTTTTCATATTACAAAGATAACTCGTGTGATGGTTTATTGCAATTATTTTTTTTGACTTCTACATTTTTGTAGTCATACTTTTGTTGCGTTCTCACATTACAGTGTTTGGCGGCAGTGTAATGTGGGAGGTAAGATTAAAACCTTACTCAGAATTGCCCTCGGTCCGCCAGACGAGGGCTTTTTTTTTACCCGTTCCCCATCATCCGAATCAGCCCTGTCGGTGCAAGAGGCAAACTTCATACGTGAGTATGTTGGATCGGGTAGCTGCCCCTTTGTGGGGCGGGGTAGTTTGTTTTTCACGGGGGGAGGCTTTTTCTTTTCTTCTCTTTAGGTTTCTTCTTGACTTGTTTCTTTTCTCTGTCTTTTCTTTTGAATGTGTCCAAGGTTTAACCTATCTCAAGTTGCTCGTTCGGGTCAGGAATATAAATGTCCAACGTCTCAGCCGCAAACTGCTTGACGTGTTCAACGTATTCCATAAATTCTTCCGTTGCAAGCTCCGACGTTTTGCGTGGAATCTTCATTACCTCGCCGGATGTTGGGTCGGTAAACTCCGTGTAGAGAAACCTTCCCTTGAGGAACTCATGCGTGAGGTCTCGGTCAACATCGTGTCCAAGCTCGCGTAGTCTCTGCGATATCATGGCCACGACCACGCCCCAGTAGTATGCGTTCTGCACGTCCGAGCGGAAACGCTTCTTCAGTTTGACTTCGATGGTCACAGCCAAGTCCTTTTCACGGGACATGGCTCTGACTTCCTCTTCGAAGAGGGGGCGATTGTAGATTCGCAATGCCCCCTGTGGTGTAATTACTGCGCTGTGCTTCATTGTATCCTCCACACTCTGACCCCGGTATCGAAGACCTGGGTCTTGAATTTGTAGTCATCGTTCTTCTTGCAGAACATACAAGCGGCCGCTGATATCTTCTTGCGTATAGGCTCAGGGTCTTCGTCCTTGATAAAGAAGGAGTCGCCTACTACCATGTCCCTGAATGGGTACTTGCCTGATCTTGTGGTTTGCTTGGGTGCAGGCACACCCTTTTCGATTTGAATTTTCATAGGGATTGGATTAGTTGTTCTCTTGATATGAACGCTCTTCTTTCCGGCACTACCGAAGCATTTCTGTCTTGGTCTCGCGCAAATAGATACGTTCTGTGTTCGTGTTCTTCGATAGTAATTTCCATCTTGTACATTACCCCGAATTTAATCTTGTCATCCTCGATGAAAAAGATTGTGTCTCCTATGGAGAACTTGGTTTCGATTTGTATTTTCATTTGGTTTAATTATTAAATTTCTTCTTCTTCTTCAGTTACGCCAAACTTCTTGGCTTGTTCTACTATTTTATCGAAGTTGTATCCGGCTAACTCAATCTCTGCTCGTACCTCCTCATTCTTTGCGGTTATCTTCTCGCCTTTAGCGTATCGGGCAACCACACGAGTCCAGCGTGCGACCTGAGACTTAACTGAGTCAGCGTAGTCGCGTGGCTCTTCGAAGTCGTATAGGAACTTCAGATAGTTTGAATACTCGATGCCGAAGTTCTTCTTGAACTTGCCATCTTCGACCACAATGAGCGGTTCTAGTGGTGGTCTAACGGAGTTGTTGAAGAAGATTGTTATTCTCTCAAGGTCTGCGATGTACTCGGCCTCTAGTTCAGCTGATGGCTCGTACTGGAAGCACATCATTCGGAGGTCGTCCTTGCAGATGTATACTAACTCCCCATTGAGTCCGAGTCCCTTCATGTAGTGGAACAGCTGAAGTCTGTGGTGCTTAATCGGTTTCTCGGTCTTTTCCATCATGTCCATTACGAAGGATGAACACGATTTAATCTCTAGCACTTTCTTCTCTAGCTCCTTGTCACCAAACTTCTCATATAGTTTCTCTGCGATGTATAGGGAGGATGCTTGGATAGACTCAGGCAGATGAGACGATGTGATGTCTTGCTTGGCACGTTCGATGTCAATCTTGCCACCCGCAAGGAAGTCTAATCGACCCGATACCTTGAGCATATTCGGATACTCAACCATCACACGCTCTTGTGTATTGTTGATCAGCCCGGCACGTTCAAGGACGTATCGAACTACCCACTCGACAAGGTTACCCGCTTCAAACTTGCGGAGGCTTCTCATGTTTGGTGGATTGGTTGGTGTAACGGCCTTCATCTTGAGGTATCGGTCAACGAGGGGCTGTCCGATTTCAGATGCATAGCAGTAGTCTCGTGGCTCTAGCGCACGTTGTTGGGAATAAACGCATTCATTCCATAGTTGTTGGAGGTTCCAATTCATGTTGATTTATTTAATTGTAAGTTGTTTTTACTTCTTCCCACACCCAGCCGTTTCCGATTCGGTAGTAGGTTTGGCCGTCGATGGTGGTTGTCGGCACGACGTCGCTACATTGCTCGTCTCGGTCGGTTTCGATAAGTGTTTCACCTTCCCACCGGAATGTGGTCGCGCTGTCCTCGTCGAATGCCTCGGTTGCAAGGAAGCGCATTACCTCCGCCTTGCTCAGGTATGGCATTTCCCATCCGTTCCACCGTTGTCCGTTCGTGTAACCATCGTAAACGTCGCTGATTACGTCAATTGAAAATTTAGTTCTCTTCATTTCGTTGAATGTTAAAAAAGATTGTTTTGATTTCGTTTGGTATACTCTTGAGCAGTCGTCCGCTTGACTGGTAGTTGGCTGAGACCTTGCCTATGTACTTCACGCGCTTGCCTACGATTGCATAAACGTCACGCGAATGTTTGACAACCTCATACCCATCTTTAGTTTTAAATAGCTTTGTCATTTAGATTGCAAATATAGTGTAACTTCAATGGTATCAATTGATCCCAATCTAATTAAGACTATTTAGTTCCTCAGAGAACACCCCGGCAAGCACGTCCGCGAGGTCGGCCTCCTCTGATTTAGTCAGCAGCTTGCGAAACGCACGGGCGTCAACCCACCACACGTTGTCGGTCTTCTCGTCGTTCATGTCGCACACAGGACACTTGGTAAATGGCCTGTCAGATTTCAATCCGATGTCCACAACGAGAATGCATCCACAGCTGTTTCTTTGCAGAGCCATGGCCGTGAACACATCCCCTTTGAGGAACACACCCTGTGAATGGTCTTTGATTGCGACGATGTCGTCGCCAGTACGATAGTCTATTATCATTTGTCTATATCTTTTAAGAGCCACATCATTAGGGTAAACACTATGCTGTCCAAGAGCCTTCTCACAGCATTACTTTGTTTAGTTGGTTTATGGCATCCTTGTACGCCTCGACGAACTCGTCCCTGTCAATGAAGGTGAATTGCTTGTAGTGTATACGCAAGCGGCTAGTCTCGTCGTTCTGATTAAACTCGGTGGCGTCCATCCAATCAACGTCGATGGCCGGAATCGATGTGTACTTTGTAATGGTAATTGAATACCCGTCCTTGTTTATCACTCCGTATGCCCAGCGTCTGTCACGATTGTGAAGGTACTTGAAGTAGACGTCCTCTTGAATGGCGTCGGTATCTTCGATGTAGTGGCCATCGTCGTCGGGGTTGGATAGTTTCCAATCGTCATAGTTGTGGTATTTCATTGTTCAAACTTGTTTAAGATTATTGTAAAAATTTTGATGCGCTCCTTGGCATTATCTACGCAGTCCTGAATGATTTTGTCGCCTTCCCATTCCGGCTTTTTAAGTTGGGCTTCATACTTCATGACCACTCGCCATTCGTCCATGATTGTGCGTTGGATGAATTCAATTACTTCTTCTTCAGTTGTCATTGCGAATTAGATTTATGTGAATTGGAAATTGATTCATTGCCTCCGCTACGTCGTGCTGTATTTCCGGCACGTCTATATAGTGGAAGGACTCTAGTGCATTAAACTCATCTAGATCATCAGCATTGTGAATGTCGATGTAGTAGCACTCTTCGACGTCGTCGTAGTAGACTCTTACGTTTAGGGTTTGATTCTCTTGCTCTTTGCAAGCCTCGTTTAGCCATTCGGCAAAACCATAGTGGTGAAATGATGTGATATCTTTCATGACTCTTATTGGATTAATAGGTTACTGGTATTACGTTAAACTCTTGACCATTGACCATAGCTAATGCACCTCCATCATTCCCCTCGTCGTCGGCCTGAGGTATCAAAAACGTGTTATCGTCAAGAATGATAATTAATGGCTTGCTGTGCCATCCGAACAAGGTTTTTTCCTTGTCGCTCATGTATCTGATTGCAACAATCTTTTTGCCTAGCAACCTCCTCTTGAGTTGCTTGGTGAAGTCCTTCATGATATCTTCCATTAGTTTGTAGTTTTTGGTTGTGATTTCTTCCATTCTTCATAGTGTTCTTCAATTGCGTCGCCTATCGTCTCATGCTGAATGCCATTGTATTCGTAGCATCCCTCGTCCTCGATATACTCAATCAGTTCAAGGAAGTCACCCGGTACTTCGTCGTCGTCGACCAATCCATCAGGTGTAATTGTGGCCTTGCCGTAGATTTCGAATCCACACTCGGTGTACTCGTTTACTGCTGATACGTTGTGCATCTTGCACACTTCTGCTAGGTCGAGCAGATTTGGCGCCCACTTTGTTTCGTAGCTGAATTGCAGACTGCAATCAGTCTCGTCGCCTATTTCAATTTCGAAGAATGCGCCCTCTTGTAGGTCGACTCCTAGGTCTGTTGCTTGAAGATGCGTCCGCATGTATTCACGGCCATCTAGTAAGGTTTGTTTCAGTTTTGCAATGCTCTCTGCACTCCCAGTACAGGTAACATAATTGTAGCACATGTTTGCCATAGCTGTTTTTGTTTTTATTTATTGTTTAGCTGTTTTTTTAATTCGTCGATAAACGTTTCGTAGTTGTGTTCGCCATACTCGTCAGCAAGTATGTGCGCGACTGCCTTTGCGAAGTCCGTAACCCAAAGCGATTCGGGCAACAATGCCTTAATTGAGTCGGCGACATCTTCTGAAATAGGCTTGTGATTGGTAATTGTTTCTTTCTTCATGACGCTGTTAGTGTTTAAATGTGGGTGCAATATAAGTTTAAATACTGCACCCACTTGTTAAGAGTTGTTAATTTGCTGAGTCGTAGAAGTAGCCTTGGTTAGGACATTCGCTTGTCCGTTCGTTGCGCCATTGCCAGTCCTCTGACTCGGTTAGGTTTGGATAAAGTAATCCATCAGTCTTGTCGCAGTATGCTCGAATCGCGTCATATCGATCCGCAAGGCCGTTCATTTTTGCAAGCAGTTCATAGTAGTCCATGCCTCCAAACGTGCCGTAGCCTTCGTAGTTGGTCTCAGGGTAAACATTGCCAGCGTTATCGTGCATGAACACTTTGAATGTTTTGCGACAGCTGTATCGGCTTGGTATACTCCGATTGGTGTCTTGAGTTTTGAATGAAAAGAATCCCATTTCGTTTTAGTTTTAAGGGTTAATTATGCCATCCACAGCCACCGTTGTCTTGCTTTACCCAATTAGTGTGGTGGGTGCTTCTCAGATGGTCTTGATAGCCTGAGTGACGTGATGTTGTGCATGATGTAAGTAGCATTGCCACTACTGCAATGATTACTATGACTGCCATTACGCGGTCGTAGATTTTGAATTTTTCGTCGCTGTTCATTATGTTCATGGTGTTTATTTTAAGAAGTCATTATACTCGAATGTCCCGGTGCTGATGTATTCCATTACTTCACCTTTGTACGCATAGTTAATAGTCGTATCAGGAAGCATGATGGTAAACATGGCATTGCCAGTATCGATGTCGTCACCTTCGTACACGATTAATCCATCGTCTTGCATTTCACGGAATTTCATTTCAGCTGAGTGCTGATGTGCGACAAGCATTGTCGCGAAGAATAGAATTTTCATCTGAGTTGTGTTTAATTGTTGATGGATTCGACATAGTATTGGCCTTTCAGCGTGTAGTAGTCATATGCTGACTCGTCGTACATAGCGGATAGGCTATCCTCTTCTAGGTAGAAACGTTCAACGTCTTGTCCGTAGTATACACGCATTACAAAGTCATGAAGTGTAGGGAAGATGATGGCTTCGCCATCTTTAATGTAGACGTGAATAGCATTGCCATTGTTGTCGTGACGAATTTCGTATGACTCGTCTGCTTTCGATAGGTGTTCGTTATGTAACATCTTGTTTATTGTTTATTGAGTTTAATTATTTGCGTGACTTTTCTATGAGTTTCGTCCAATTGCGGAAGAATGTGCCGTGTTGAAACAAGCTGTCTATGGACGCGAAGTCATCCGCGTAAGTAGATGAGGCCTGATATGAATGAATTCGGATTTGTTTGAATTCATCAATCGATTTGTTTGTACTACTGCTATGGTGCTTCCTTTCGAATCTGTAGTAGATTGTAATTCTATCATCCGTGTGAATCCAATCACCATCTACATCGAGCGCGATATAATCGTCGCCCATCGTGATGCGAATACCATCAAGCCCGGCAAGCCTACATTCTTCCTTAAGTCGAAAGAAATCGGTTTCAATCATTTCCTCGCGTAGGTATTCAAACCTTGCGTTGCATGCTCTTACTCCAGCTACAAGGCAATTCCATTCGTCACAATGTTCGAGTGCCTCGCCGATTCGAGCGAATCCATTAGGGATTGGTGTGTTGATTCTGTTGAATTCTGCGACTAAAGAGTCGATGATGTTTTGTTGATGAGTTGTCATCTTGTTTATTGTATTAATTGTTTATTGATGTACTTCGTTTATGAAATCGATTAGGGCTTGCTTCATCTGACTTCTTTCATGATCATCGGAAGTCCAGTACTCGATATAATTGAGCAATGCGATAAGTGTTTCTTCTTTCATGTGTTTAATCGTTTGAAGGTTTACCATATACTTTAACGTAGCATTCTTCGCAGTCCGCGTCGCTACCTTGCGTTTCTTGTACACACTCGATAAGTAGTACTTCCTTGTCGAATTCTGATGCTAGAAATAGTGATGCAATGAACACTACCAAAAAAATAACTGCCTTTTTCATTTGAATTGTTTTTTGTGGTTAAGACTGCCCGAAGGCAGTTTCGGCTAATAAAGCCATCGTCAGTTAACCTTAGCCGTAGATTACTTCCTCAAGGAATATTGTTTGAAGTATTACATCCGCAGTAACTGCATCATCTTGCTGATTTACCATGTCCATTAGATGTCGCATTGGTGTTTCCGGCAAGCGATTGTATACGTCTTGAATTGTAATGGTGTGCGTCACGTCGTCATTACCATCATAAAGGGATAGGGAATTGCCGTCGATAAGAATCTGAAGCAGTACGTCCTCCCAACATGGGGATTCTAGCTTCTTTTTTGCAGATTTGTACTCTGCTTCTTTGTAACTTAATTGAAGGCCGTAATCGGAAATGTAACCAAGGCCGTTGCACATTGCAGACAAGAAATGTTGCTGTGATTCTTCGTTTGTGAATGTAATTTTCATTTGTACTGGATTTATTTGTTTATGATTTATTCGCTAATTGCCTTTAATTCGCTTGAAAAGTCACCATTGGCGATTGCCTTAATTTCGAGTTTTAATTGCTCGAATTCGGCACGCTCTTCCATAGTCATTCGAGCAATACTTTCGCTTACTACGAATCCGCTCATGTCATGTTTAGCCTTTCCTTTTGCCTTCAGTCCGAGAATTGTGCCTTTAGGGACGTCTAGCATCAGGTCGTCACGTTCGTCGCCATCTACTACGGGGAATCCCATGTACGACGTTGGCAATTTATCAAATACGACAGCCGCGACTCCTCCGGCACGAAGATGTTCCAACATTTCGCTTTCATTCGTCTCAGAACGTGAGAATGTCACCATGTACCTATGGCCTGTCGGCAGTACTCTTTCACCTGCTTTCTTCAAAATTTTGGTGTAATCGTAGAACACGATATTGGAAGCGATTGGAAGACCAGTACTAACTGCCATTTCAACTAGCTTCACGTCGCTTGTGCCGTTTAAACGAACGGCCAATTCGCCATTTGCCCTCTTAGAAGCAGAATTCATCTCTTTAATGATCTGCTGAAGGAATTCATTACGATTGGAAAGGAAGTATTCTGTTCGCGCAATTCGTGCGTTATTAATAGTCGCGTATACACTTGCTAAGCCTGATGTGAATAGACAGCCTTCAATACAGCCCTTGCTAGCCTTTGGGCAAAGGTTTATGCCTTGTGAATTTTGTGTAAATGGCGCAAGGTAAAGTATAACCGACTCGCGTACATTTTTAGCTGTTTTGGCATTGGAATAGCCATTGCTGAGAATTTTTTTCATGGTATTAGATTTCGAATTTTGTTAGTGAATTAAATCGGTTTGCAATAGCTTTTTTGAAGTCTGCAATTGAATTTACTTCGAAGTAAGTACTGCCGGCATCTACGCAATAGTGTTTATTTGCCTTTGAGTAACGAACGTACGCATTCAATGCTGTGTTGCCATTAGTGACAAAATAGACTTCAGAATCTAGTTTTTTAAACGTAATTTTCATGTGATGGATTGATTTTCGGATTAAACATTAGGATTTATGTTGGTGTACACTTTCGCATTTTCGGCATACTTTACACCATCGCGAATTGCCTTCCGCGTCGAATGCGATACATGTGAAATTCCTCCGAATGCCATGACTCCGCCCGTAATTGTGCCGTAACGAATAACGGCTTGACGAGCGAACATGTATATTGTCTTGCCTTCTCTGACGAGTCGATAAATTTCCAATACACTTTCGAAGTTACTGCCTTCGGGATAATCCCAATTGCCAGTCTGAATTGCGTTAACGTACGCGTCCACGATTTGCTTTGTTTTCATGTGATAAGTATTAGATGTAAAGTTTACTATTGTTTGAACGAATAGAAGCGAATTTGCGGCCGTCTTGCTCACCTTTGCCTTGTACTATCCATGTAGGGCAAATGCGCGGGTTGAAACGGACTTGCACAGCTGATGTATAACCGGCAGAAGGAATGATCTCGAAAGAGTCGAATTCTATCCATGCACAGCGATTCTTTTCACCACCATTGTAGATGCGAGCCGATGCAGACTTCTGATTCTTCAAAGTACAATTGTGAAGAATCAAATCTGAATGCTCAGGATTAATGTAGGTAATACTACCATCATCATGCTTAATTTGCCAATGCATGAAGTTTTTTCCGCGGGCTAAGTGAAATGCTATTTTCATGTTATTTGTTATTGTGAATTGATACAAGCAAACGAAGTGACTCGCGTAGACAAACGAAGCATACTGCTGTAATGCCAAACATGTATGCCTGATGTCCTCCGGTTTGTGATACAGCAAACAATGCTGATGCGTAGGTACAAACGAAAAAGAAAAGTACTGCTGTGAATACTAGCAGACTTCCGAGAGTGTGTTGTAATTGTTTCATGGCGCCAAATATATATACAAGTTTTGTCTAATTCGACATCTAATTTATCATCTAAATAAAGAAATCGTGTAATTCATTGAATGACAGCAAGAAAAAAATTACTACAGAGCGAAATTTTTTTGGAATGCTGATAAACATTGACTAAATTAGCAACATGCATTCTACAGGCCATGTCAATTCAGCGAGTCAGCACAGGCCATGCGCGGGCAAATCAGCACATTTCTTCCCTTATTACCAGAGTAAAGAGACAGCAATCAGTAAAGAAATAAGGTAAAGAGCAGTTAAGTAACTCACGCACGCACACACGTTCAGAATTCCCATTTCAGGATTACCTTAAGCAAAGCAAGCAAACCTTCTACAAGCCGCGTCATTGCTAGAAATTTTTTAAAAATCCATCACATTTTCGAGCAGTTTTGCGGGCGTTTGTGCGGGCGTTTCATGACGTTTAGCCTGGCATTTGTTGCATGATCAGGATGCAATACATAGAGCAGTAAATACACACGTATGGGACGCGAAATATAATGTACTGAATGTCAGAGCAAAAGTGCGATTGCTCCGCCGGTGAGAGACAAACAGCTGTCGATACAATGCGCTGTGTTTATCCGCGCACAGGCTGTCATTTTATCCGCGCAGATTGTAGGCGAGAGCATGTTGCGACAGATCAGGCATCGAGACTGGCCACAAATAGAGGGTACCCGTGTTGCCAAATCGACTTCGGGGCATGGGCGTGGCGGTCGGGGTGGGAGGGGG